CATGTATGATATTTCCAATACAAATAAGAAGGTTACAACAATTATCTTCTAAAGAGTCTCATTCTACTATGGATGCTAACACGAGAAATAAAGTTAACCAATCTACTAGAGAAAGTAGAACTGGACAATTATCTGATGCTGAAGTAGCACAAATGGTCGCTATAGGATTAGATCATACACTAAACGAATTATTATCTCCTCGTAGTGATAACCTACAATCTAAGAGAGAGATGAATGAAATGATTAAGAAAGATTTAACTTTTGAAATGGGAAAAATATCTAAAAATGAAGAAGGAAAATCTACAATAAAATATATAAATTCACTATATCTAGGAATGAATTTAGCAACAGATTTAGTAGATAACATAGATGAAATAAGTTAAGGAGGAAAGAAATGTACAGAGGAAAAAAACATAGGAACATAGAAAAAAGAAAGATAGTAGTCTACATAGAAGATGATAACTATGAATGTAGATTGATAAGAAGATGGTTAAATTACATAGCTGAACACATAGTAGAGTATAGACAACCTGATTCTAGAACTATAGCTTTCAAATCTAAGAATAGAAAGTTTAATAGATATCCTATTTTATATGTAGAAGAAACAGCTGATGATGGATATGTAAGAAGAGGTTATATAGCTAGTGGTGCTAGACCTATAGCGGAATATTTAATTAAAATATAATTGTATATTATTAAAGTGATTTCGACGTAAGAAAATTTTCCTTTCTTTATAAGTCTTACGTCTATTTCTCTCTCTAAAATATTATTTTCCCACTCCTTAACTGGAGTGGGAAGCTTCTTTAAACTTTGTAAATTAGTCTTAATTTTTCTTTTGTATTTCCCTAACTTTCAATATATTTTCATAGGAGGTGTAAAAGAATTGGCGAAGAGTAATTTAACATTTGTAAAGAATGAAAAAGAACACCGGGAAATGTATCGTTCATCATTTAGGAATATAGATACTGATTTAGGATTCTATAACTACTCCGATAAAGGCGAGTTATTGGCGAAGAATTTAGGATTCATATCAGGTTCTAAAGTTCTATTCACTGGTGAATCATACTCAGGAAAATCAACTTTATGCTGTAATATAGTCTCAGATCTTATGAGACCATTCGTGAGAAATGGAGATCCTATAATATTACATATAGTAGATACCGAAAGAGGTGTTAACCAAAGTAGATTTAGACACTTATCTAAATTCACAGATCAAGAATTAGATGAGTATGTAGTTTTCCATGATGATATATCTCTTGATAATCTTAAAGCAATCATAGATTACGATATAACTGTTAAAAGAGATAAGAATTATGTAAAGAGAAAAACTAAAAATACATTTGGTGAAGATATAGAAATATATTATCCTACATTCATTATAGTTGATGCTATGTCTGAGATAGTTAGTAGAGATGCTCTAGAAATAGGAGCTAAAGACCATAAAGCTTTTCCAGCTAAGAAAGGTTTAGATATGCATATATTTTGGCAGAAATATACGTCATACTTTGCTCAATATAATATAAACATTTTTATGACTGCTCATATAGCTGATGATATTCAAATGAATGCTATGCCTGGATTTACTCCTAGTAGAAAATTTACTGGAAGAGGTATGGCAGCAGATAAGAAAGTTTCTGGAGGAAAGAACTTAACATTCCAATCTGATATACAAATGCATCTTAATAAGTTTATTGTATATAGTGAAAAACATGCTGAAGGTAAGTCATTAGATTGGTTAGAGTCAGCACATATTGTAGAAGCTAGTTTCCAAAAGACTAGACAGAATAAACCTAATATTCCTTTTACTCTAGTGCTTGACGGAGAATTCGGTTATAACCCAATGAAATCATTCTTATGTGAATGTGTAATGAATGGAATTATAGAAACTGTAGGAGGATTTAGACAATTAGAAGGATGGGATAAGAAATTCCGTGCATCTGAATTGTTGGATCTATTCCAAAATGAACCAAAGTTTAGAGAGCTATTGTACAAAAAATACGAAGAAAGTAAAAAAGATATTTTAGAATCGATGAAAAGAGACGAAGATCAACTAAAGAGAGTGAACGACATTTTAGATTTCATGTACGAATAAGGAGAAAGGACAATGAGAAAAAGAAAAACCCATATAATTAGGATACCACATTCCAATTATATCGAAGAAAAAGAAGAGCAGTTACCGATAGACATAGAAGATACTTCTCTTTCTAAGTACGTCGATATATCACAGTTAATACCTTATGGTGAGAAGAACTCAGTAGCTAGAGGAGAATTATTTTATGCTGGAATAAAGAATAGTGTCTTCCCTGCGGTTAATGGCGAGAGACCGATAGTAGACTCTATTTTTACGAAAGATATAATAAGATCATCCTTTAACGCTAAGAGTAAATCAACTGTAAGGCTTTTAAATCGTATAGATAAAGTAATCAACAATTATGTTTGTGAGACTACTTATATATACGAGGAATATGTAGAAAAAAATGGTATGATCGTACCAGTAATACAAATTGAGACTGTTCCAAATTACGTTACATTTTATAAGTTTGGGTATAAAAATAAATCTCAATTTGAAAATATGAATATAGGTGAAGAGTCATCAGAACCTATATACACATCACATTTAACTAATTTGGATCCATCTGATGGAGGGATGGATTTCGGTATGAATGTTAATGTAATCTTTAATATATCTAGAGATGTAGGAGAAGATTCAATAATAATTACTGAAAGATTAGCTAATAAATTTAGATTTAACTATATGGATGATATAGAGTTCTTCTTATCACCTAATGATCAGATACTTAAAAACATCTATGGAGATAACCATGTGTATAAACCATTTCCGTTACCGGGAGAACACATAGGAGAAAGTGGTGTAGTATGTTCTATATCTAAAATAGAGAAGAATATATTATGTATCTCAGATGATATAGAAAAATCTGATGAGACTTTCTATGTACATGGTGGACTTGTATATGATGTAGAAGTATATGGTAATAGAGATGATATACTGAAGCAAGAACCGTATTTATACGAATTATATAAAGCTCAGAAAATGTATATCCATGATATAGTTAATGCATTAAATAGTCTTGACGAAACTTATTTCCATCCTAATACTATTTATAGACGTAACAAATATAGAGCGGTATTAACAAGGGAATTAAGAAAAGATAAGACTGATATAAAAAATAGAATCTACGTTAAAATCAAAGTAGCAAATGAATCTCCACTTATGGTTGGAAGTAAGATAACTAATAGACATGGTGCTAAAGGAATAACTGGGCAGATAGTTCCTGATGGTACTATAGTTGCAGAAGATGGAACACAAATAGATGCTATAGTTAACTTATCTTCTAATATTAACAGAGAAAACATTGGACAGATGTTTGAAAAGGATATAAATGCTCTTAATGTATTTGTAATGAAATATCTTAAAGAATCTAACGATTCAGTAGAAGTAAAATTTAATAATATTATTAAATGGGTTGATCTGGTAAATCAACCTTTATTAGTGGACGCACTAAAGACATATAAAAAAGAAGATATTGTAGAATTATACAAAGTACATGATATAAGAATAAAGCATGATCCATACGGTGGAGAGATGGATTTCAGAAGATTTGTAGAGTTAACTAGATTCACATCAACACTTTATGATGTAAAGCCGTTTACTATTTATTATGATGGGATACCTATGAGTGAGAAACATTACTATGGAAAGATGTTCTTCTTCTTACTAGAGAATGGACCATTCTATGATACATCTGTTAGTACAGATGAGATAATAACATCAAAAGGAAGTCAAGCTAAGAAGGGACCATCTAAGAAGAAACACCATTCTAAATTAGGAACTACCTCAGCTAAGAATAGTAATTTATCTACAGCTATAATAATAAATAGTATAACAAACAAAGACAAACACTTATTAGGAGAGAATACATCACCAATACATAACTATATGACAGCAATAGGAATGGAATTTGCTTCTATACCAAAAGAAGGTGATGACGATTAATATCATAGTAGAAAATGGACAGATAGTATCTCCTGATAAAGATACGTATATCTTTAATAAAAGTAACAAAGATTTTGGTTTATTAAAACAATACACACTCGTGGCAGAGAATGGAGTAGAGTATTTAATAGATCAAAACAAATTTCAACAACCTGAGGAGCAATATAAGTTGTCAAATTATATAGTAGCTAACAATATGGACGGGAACTCTTTATTTACATCACTTATGAATGTTGAAGATGAAGAAAGAGATTCTAATTATATGTTAACAGAAGATATTGAAATAACACCTAATATGCATTTATATAATAAATATCTTCTATCTTATATAAAGACTTATCCATATATAGGAGCTACTAACACAAGACAGATAAAGAGTATATTCAAAATGCTCTCAACAGAACCGGAGAAACCATTAACACATCTTAAGACAGAACAGTTATTTAGTCATTTAGGATGTACTTATGAGGATTTCTTCAATTGGATAATAGATAAAAAACAAAAACTAGGAGGATAATAATATGAAAACTTTAGACAAAAAACATATAAGAATGAGTAACAAAGAGGGGAAATTTGAATTTGAATACGACGAAAGAATGAGTTATGATTACTCATTCTTTGATAACGAAGAAATGTTTAACACTAAGACAAGAGAAAAATTAAGATACATAGATTTAACAGTTAAAATGGATGAGAAGACTAATAGCATATATTTCTATCCAGTAGAACTAGAAAGCTCTTCTAGAAGAATAGAAGATTACAATATCGTGAACTGGTTTTCTCTAAATGACCCAGAAGTTAAAGCTGCTTTGGACAATAATCTTTTAACAGATAAAGTCTCTCAAACTATAGATTTCATGGGAGATGTATTATCCACAACTGGAAATTTATTAGAAACTATGAAAACAGAATATGATAGACTGAAACAGAAATATTCTGTAGCATTTAATAAGGATATTCCTGTTATAGAAAATAAACCTACATCCTTTGCTAATGCTCATGGTGTTCAGATACCAATAAAGAAATAGGAGGAAATAGATAATGGACACAATTTTAATCAAATCCAGTGGAACTAAACTTGATTTAGACTGGTACCTATATAATGGAGAATATTACTTTATACCTGATGATACAATAAAATATAAAACCACAGATGTAATCATAAACCCTAATGCTGGATTCTTTTCGTTCCCACTTACAAATCCTTACGGAGCATGTTATTTCATAAGAGGATTCTTTAAGATATCTTTAGGGACAGATTACAGAGAAATATCAGCATTCGATGACGGTTACTACATCAGACCGTTTAGCAATGGGTATGGAAGAGCCCTTTGTTATGTAGGATTAGGAGATAACTATCCATCTAGCGATGTAGTTTTCTTCACAGAAAATGGAACGATATATAGACTATCTAACAACCTCTTCGTTTCAGTTTCAGGAGGTGTACATTATCTTATCCAAGTTAATGAACTAGGAGAGGTGGTTTCCGATCCTTATCCTGCGGGAACAGAAGAAATTTACATAAGAGATAATAAATTATATAGTAGGGTATATGGAGTAGAGAAACCACTACCTGAAGAATTAAATAGTAGATATTTATAAATTATAGAGAAGATCAATCTCTAAAGATTATCAAAAAAAAACTTAAGGAGGAGAATATTATGGGAATCTTAGATTTCAATGACATGGGAATGGGAGCAACAGGATTCAACACAGGAAATGGATTCGGAGGAGGATTCAATGGTGGAGGTGGAAATGGATTCCAACCACCAGCACACATTCAACCGTTTAGTTACCAGCACGATTATAATGCTGAGAAATTATACATCGATGCTATAACAACTTTGATGAGTAACAAATTAAGAGATACTACTGAGAATCATGTAAAGGTAGATGACTCTTATAAATGTACAATGAGAGGTAATGATATATCGTTAACATTTGAATTAAACTTTGATGCTAATTATAGAGCTCTTCAAATGTTCGTGTACTCATCAGACCTAGCTAGAGGAAGTTTAGGAGATATAATAGATCAAGCTTTCTTCGAAAGAGAAGCTACTATATCATCCTTTATTCATAATATGATAAAGAGAACTTCCAATACTAGTTTAGGATTAGTTGGTAACAATGCAGTGATGGTTCATCAACTGTTCCAAAAGTTTATGAATGATCTGAGTAACTTCGGAACAGCTGTAGCCAACTATATTGTACAGTATATTAGAACTGATAATAGAGGTAATTTGATTATACCTCAAGAGCTACAATATATTATGAACCAAGGATTCCAATTTGCAGGAATCTTAATAGCACCAACAATTAGTAATCAAGGTATACAGTTCAATTATACATTTACTGAAGCCTTTACTAATTCCCAAAAACAAGATCAGAGATACTTTAAATAGTAAATAAATACCGTGCCATTTAAGGCACGGTTATATTTTTTTATTCAAACTTTTTATTATAAAAATAACGGAGGTAATAATATGTATAATTTTTTAGTGCAATCAGTATCTATAGCTTTTATAATACTGAATTATATTTTATCAGGTATATGGATAATATCAGAAATTCTAATATACAAAAAGAATAAATCGAAAAATATACCTATAATAAAAAGTAGATACGCTTTAGTAGCTACTATAATATTTTGTCTATCTTTAATCTATGTTATCACTTTAGGTAATAAACAAAATTCTTTCGAAGGAAAGGAAGTATTCTACTTAGGTTTAACAACTTGCAGCCTAGTAGCATCAATATATTATAACTCACAAGAATTATAAGGAGGGATATCATTATGGAGAAAACTTTACTATCTAAATTAGAAGAGTTAAATAAATTAAATGATTATTGTTATTTAAAAGGAAAGGATGGTAAATTAGATTATATCGTAGTAGTTAATATAATGGAAGAACATGATGATGTTCTTTATGATGTCTATAATGATATGAGAATACAAGATATAGCTGATATTCTTAGAAAAATGGGAGTAGTCTTCTGGTACAAAAAAGTCTTAGACAATTGTATGGGGTTAGCTTTCTTTCCTGGAAAAATACTTTCTAATATGTTAGAGGGGTTAGAATATGATAACTAGATTTGTGTCTAAAGGATTAATAGGTATACCAGATATGGATATAACATTTAATGATGAAAAGATAATATTAATACAAGGTCCTAATGGATGTGGAAAAACATCCTTACTAAAACAGATTACTCACCCATTAGCATCTCATAATAGATTCATTAAATTGAAATCTGGTTATAAAGAAGGATCATCTGTGATGTATCTAAAGTATAAAGGAAAAGAATATAAGATAGAGCATATTTATACTAAAAATAAAAAGAATGTAACTACGCTATCTTATTTATTCCAAAGACTGGATAATGGGAATTGGGAAAATCTCACTGATACAGGACTTCAGGGTGATTTTAAAAAGAAAGTTTCTCTCCATCTAGATTATAATGATTATCTTTATGATATACTTAACATAGGTATAGAGAATAAAGGTATCATTGATATGACAAATACTAATAGATTAGAGTATCTTAAGAAAGTATTTGATATGGATATATTGACTACTATTAAAGATAATACTCTGAATACATTTAATGAGTCATCTTCTAAAATAAAATTTATACAAAATAAGCTAAATGAATTTGATAATTTAGAGATAATGAGTAACATTGCTAAAGAAAATAAATCCAGTATACTATTAAATGATAAGAAGATATCTAATATAGAACAGGAATTGGTTTTATTAAACGTATCTTTACTAGACAAAGACCTCATAGATAATCTACAATCGAAAGTTAAAGAAATAAAGGAAGAGATCAAAATACTAAAGAAGCTGAAGGAAACAGATCTCATAGAACCTGTTAATAGCTATTTACAAACCTTTAATAGAATAAAGGCTGATATAGCAGTCAATGAGAAATTAATAGAAGATAAGAATGTTCAAATATCTTCTATTAATGAGGAATTACTTAACATAGATACTGTAGATATCAAGACTTTAGAAGAAGAAATAAATGTGTTAAAGGATCAGAGAAAATCTATAGAAGATAAATATAATAAAGATACTGTATTTCCTATAATGGAATATTCTTCTGATAATATAGACCTTTTAAATAATTATAAGTATTATTTAGAAAATATAGAAGAATTTATACAAATGATAAATGATACAGATTACACTCTAGATGAAATCTTTTCTAAAGAATATTATGAAAACCACAAAGACTTTATAAACATCATTAATGAAAAAGAAGAAGATATTGAAAAAGAGAAGAAGGTAATCCATGATGTAATACATGAGATGGAGACTCTAGATATATCCTACAATATAATAGAAATAGGAAATCATAGTAAAGAAGATGATTGTCTTCCTACATGTCCATTTAGAGGAGAGTATAAAAAACAACTATCAAATTTAGATATACTTAATAGATATAAAGAGTTTAAAGAAGCAAAGGAAGAAAAAGTAAGAAGATTATCTGATAAACTAGATTATGATAAAAATATATTCGATTTACTAGATAGATTCTTTTCTATTAGAAAACCTAATGTGGATAAATTTCTAGAATACTATTCTTTCTTAGATATGAGAGATGTACTTCTTAAAAATAGATTACTCGATATCGTTAATAGAGTTATAGACAATATATTTTATTTAAAGGATAAGAATAGAATAGCTATAATTAACAAAGATATAAAACAGAAAGAAGAACTGAAGTCAACTAAGAGTGAAGGTTCTGAAAAAAGAATACAGTCTCTTAATAAAGATCTTTTCAATCTAGAGAAAGATATAAAGGATATAAATGAGAAGAATAAAGAGATTTTAGAAAAATACAGAAAACTTGATATAGATGTTCCATCTAATATATTGAAATTAGAAAGAAGAGAATATGACTCCTATATCAGAAAACAAGATCAAGAATATATTAAGCTTATAGAGGATATAGAAAAATATGATAAAACTTCTGAGATAGTAAATGAGAAGAAAGAAGAGTTAGCTAAAATAAAAGAAGAGCAAGAAGAGTTGAAAGAAAAACAGATGAACTTAATAGCTGATTTGAAAAATATAAAGAATTTATCAGCAGAGTTAGAAGAAGAAATAAAATGGAATGAGAAAGTAAAAGTAGTAAAAAACATCGTATCTTTAGATCTACCAGCGAGAACATTTGAAGGATACTTATTTGAGATATCTAAAAAGGTAAATGAATTATTAGATGGATTTATGACTATAAGATTTAATGTAACAGATGGAGTAGACATTATATGTAATAGAGAATCCATAGAACGATACTCTAATGATCTATCCCAAGGAGAAAAGAGTATGTTATCAATAGCTCTTTTAATGGCTTTTAAGCCATATATAAATTGGGATATATTATCTATAGATGAAGGAGATGCTACATTAGATGAAGTTAATAAAGATAAATTCATATACATGGTCAGAGATTACTCAGAGAGTATATTCAATATAAAACAGATATTCTTAGTATCACATGAATATCAAAATACAGATGGACTAGATCTTAAAGTAATACAATTATAAATTATCATACTGAATAACTATAAAGGAGATGATAACAATAGAGATGAAAACTTATTTTCAACCCATTGATGATTCTGATCAAGGTAGTAAAATGAATCAGTGGTTCATTTTAAACCATGACGGATTACAAGTTATATTTAAGAAAGATAATGGATCTAAAATTAAGGCTAAGACTATGAAACTCATAGTCGATGGTCTTAACCATATGTTAGCTTGGGCTCAAGATCCCAAGAATGGAGACAGGTCTTTATTTATCTCAGATTTCGTTAGGTATATGTTTTATTTAAGAAATGAACTGATATCTAATAAATTTGAACAAGAAGTGGTAGCTAGGATGTTAAAAGGAGAAGACCCTAGTGATACTAGAGCTAATATTCTGAGAAGAACTATAGCTAACATAACACCTACCATACTTGATACTATAATTGAGTATGTAGAACAGAATACATTTAATAATACTGAGAATAACAACACACATGATACATCTTTAGATGAGATGGATATATTAACATTAAATTGTGTTATTACAGTTAGTAAGATAATAACTATAGCTTTCTCAATATTACCAAAGATGAAGATAGAATTCTATACTTATACACCTATAATGAATTCTATAGATATGATAGCTGATAGACTATCTCAGAATTACTTCATAAATGTCAGATACGATATAAATAAACATATAGAAGTACAACAAAAGAGTTTACCAGATATAATCTATAAATTTATAGATCTTACTATAAATGGACCTGACCGATCTTCTGATAAGGAAGATCCTCTAGGTGATTTATTTAAGAATAATGGTATAACTAAAAGTAAAATAAGTGAAAGTATATTTAAGAATCTCATTACTTCTATATATAAGAATGTACCTATAGATTACCAAAATACAAATTCATCGGTACGTTATCATACATTTGATAATTATGAAGATTTTAAATTTGTTAATAAGAATACTATAAAATACATAAAAGATATAATCACCAAGATGTTAAAACATCAGTATTCTATTACACATCCACATTTAGTTAATACGCATGATTTAAAGAACAATGATGACGATTACTCGTCAGCTCTTAAGCAAGAAATATATCTTGAGAAGAAGAATCTATCTGATATAAAACGTAGAAGAAGATATATAGAAATACTTAAGAAATATGCTGATGATTATTTCGTTAGATATAGTCTAGTAATGAATAAACTTATAAGTAGAACAGCTTTGGCTGATTTCTTTATAGTTAAACTATTACAAGAAATAGGAGAAGATTATCTATCTTCTAAGTTACTAGATATTAATACATATAATAAATTAATACATGTAATATCTCATAGATTATTTGAAAAATATCCACAAATATCTATAGCTCTAACATCTGATGATACTGTTCCTTCTACATTATATTTACAAAGAAATATAAAGGATAGAATAGAGAATATGATAATATATAAGAGATATCCGAATATGGTTATGCAGAATCTAGAAAAGATAGTAGGTTTATCTTATAGATTTGATAATGGGTCTAAAATGATAGATATATCCTCTGAATTTATAACATATTTAGAGAATGAATATAATCATCAGAATAATGTTAAATTTATAGATAAGTATATTTACAACTATGAATAATTTAAAAGAGGAGATATTACAAAACTTAAAGGACAATGATGGTATATGGAGACCTAGCAGTGGTTATATATCTATCAAATGTCCTTTCTGTGATCAAACATCATCTAAACGACATTTTAACATATGTATTCAAGATGATTCTCCTATGATCTTTAGATGTTTTAGAGCTAGATGTGGTGTAGCAGGGGTACTAAATAAGAAAATAGCTAGAAGACTAGGTATAAATAACAGAAGACTTCTAGATTATATAGAAGATGAATTTGTGAAAGGAAGTAAGTATAAAACATCATCTGAGTTCTATTCTAATGATTATGAACCTGATATTGACGAAGATTATGTTGGCCTATTAGGAATGTTATCAGATGATACAGAGGAGTATTTCAAAACTAGAACTAATACATCTGCTAGAGAGAATCAATATCTTTTTAGAATATGTGATGATTTACATTATTTCTATAAGTATAATAAACAGAGAATAGACTACAGTAGAATAGAATGGTTACTTAAATCTGAGAAAATGGGTAATAAGTATATCTACTTTTTTAATGATAGATATTCCATGTTTATATACAGACAAACCAACGGTGATAGAAAAGGTAAGATATCTTTAATGAAGAGAAATATATTGTATAAGCATAAACCATATACAATAGAAAGAACAGATGGTATGTTTGATATAACTAAAGATACTAAGACTCTATTTATAGCTGAAGGAGTGTTTGATGTCATTAATACTTACTTCTATTTAGGAAGAAATGTAAATGGTCATTTTATTGCTAGTGGAGGTTTCTCAGCTACTAAAAATATAATAATGGACTATTCTAAATATAACTATAAACCTCATATAGTTATAATATCAGATGGTGATGTTCCATTACATGTTTATCAAAAATGGATACTAAAACACACAGATAAAAGAATATCTCACTTAGATATCCATTATAATAAAAACGCAAAAGATGTAGGAAATATACAAGAGGGAATAACTCTTGTATCTTACAAACTTAAATAAACCTCTCCCGTAATGGGAGAGGTATTTTTTTTTATCCAAGGTCACTCATTTTAACAGGTGATCTGTCAGCTGACTTAGTTACTATTCTTCCAGAAGCTATTAATTGTTTTACATGTTCTTTCTTAAGGTATACATTATACAGAGGACCAGTTGTATTGTACTTCTCTATTAATCCTCCATCTTCTATATTAACCTTTATAACATCTGTTGCATCCTTTCCACCTTCTAGATCAGACATTGATGCTGCTATTTCAGTCTGTTCCATTGTAGTGAAATTAGGAGTTCCTAATTCATAGTCTGGTCCTAGAGGACTAGCTTTTGTAGTTTTAGTCATTCCAGGAACTAATGCTGGATTTTGAGCAGTTTTTCCAGCTTTCTTAGTTGGTTGTCCACCTCCACCTCTAGGTGTCTGTGGAGCTCCACCCTGTTGTGCTGCTTCAGGTGATAATAATTTATTTACCATTATTTATTCTCCTCCTCTTTCTTAGATTTATTTTTCTTTCCAGTCTTTTCTTCTTTAGTTTCTTCCTCTACCTTTGTTTCTTCTTCTGTTTTAGCAGATTCTTCAGAAGATTGTGGAGTAGGTTGTACAGAAGATAATTCTGGAGCACTAACTGTAGTTTCAAATGGTGGTACAGTTATCTGAGGTAACTCGTCCGTTTTAGGAAGATATTGAGGTTGTCCAGTATCTTGGTTTTGTCCAATGGAAGACATAATTTCTGATACATTTACTACTCTACCGTCTGGTAACACTATACTAGTGGTAGGGTCACTTATAGATACTGTGTTAGAATCTTCCTCTTTCTCAGTTTCATCTTTAGCTGGTTTATATAGTTCATCTAGTAAGTCCGTATTATCAACTTCTACATTAGATGAACCATCTCTAATTTCCAGTGTATGTCCTTGAGAGATCAACCTTCTCATTTCCTCATATGTTCTTTCCTTACTTATTTTTTCAGGATACATAACATTTTCTTCTACATCGTAAGTTCTACTAGTAACTATTGATTCATACAATTTATCCAAATCATTTCCTCCTCTCTAATAAAATCTATTTATCTTATTAACATATAATAGATTGTATAAAAATATATCGACTATACATAGAAATATAGGTATAAACAATAAGTAAGAACTATTCATATCTATATCTATTTCCTCAAAAGCCTCTAATAATTTATCTATATCAATAGAATCTTTATAGAAATCATTCAGTATATCTGTTAACTCATCTGGAGGTAATATAAATATAGGCTTATGATTAGTAAATACCGGTTTATAGTCAAATATATCATATTGATACTTTTTATTATTGAAATAAGAGACAATATTGTATTTGTTATTATAAATATCGGGTACATACGTATATTTATAAACTTCTATACCCTTCGTTATAATATTATCATTTTTTCTTTTTAGAAACTTTCTTACATCTGATGTCTTCCAATTAACTGTGTTTTTACCTGTAGGTATAGTCTCATGGAATAACATAGCATCTACATCGTAAACTGATAAAGGGAGGAATTCCATTTGTAAATCCACTAATATAGGAAAGTATTCTTTATGAGGATATGTATAACCACTGTCTTCATCTAGATTACCCTTAGCATCTACAGTATATGTATTACTCAATTCTTCATAAAAGAAATCATTATACATTTCCATAAGATCCTTTTTAGCTTCTTTCAGAGTATTTAATTTATCATATGTATCTAATTTTAGAAATACACCTAAATCAGTTCCTATGTTTTCTTGTTGGTATATAAACTTTTCCTTTACTAATCCAGCTTCTTCTATACTTCTTCCATTCTTTATATTAGAAGGAAGATCTGTATCTATTTGATATTCTATTTTAGTAAAGGGTTTATTATGAAAAGTACCTACATTTACAGATGTTACCCTATATATCAATTCGTGATTCTGTATAGCTAATGTCAATCTATCTTCTTCACAAGCTTGTACAGTATTAGGTAATAATAAAGATATAATTGGTTCTGGTTTTCCAAATGTATCTAGTATTTCATTATTTTCTTTTTCTGCTCTTAACTCATCATCGTATCCATACATGATGAAACCTTTTATAAGATTATACTTGACAGCACCAGAATAGAAACCTGAATTATCATTATATCCTGGACCAGTAGTACTAGATATTTTATCTATGGAATAATAATTACATTCTATAGGAGTATTATCTAGAAATTCAGTAACCCTACTATCTAATTTCTTTTCAAAGTTTTGAATGATATTTGTAACAGACTGAGCTCTATTACCAGATAAATTTTTAATACTTTTAATTTCCATTATATTCCCCCATTATCTATACCTTTAAGATCCAGTAAAGTAAACTCACATTGTTTCTTATAATTTCCAAATCTAATAACACCATATTCCATTTGCTTCTTTACTATATTCCTAGTAGCTTCAAAAAGTCTTTGTTGAACAATCATAAAATCAGCTTCACTCATGTTCTCATCCATAAAATCATCATAAGCTTGATTAGCTCTATCAATCTTATCGGCTTTATCTAATTTTATTTTCATTTTATCAACAGAAGCATCTAGTGTCTTTATAGTAAATAACATAACTTCTAAATTCTTTTCTATATCTTTGAAATTTTTAACAGCAAATTCTAAAGCTCTATACCATTCTCCTATTCTATAAGGATAATGAGTATTATTAGCTGTTATTTTAGGTCCTTGAGATACAAATTCCTTATCTATCTGATAAGTGCTTTTAGAAGTTTTTATTAGGTGTTCTAAATCTACCTTTAATCTAGCTAAATTAACTGAGCTTTCGACTTGGGTAGGGTCCACATAGGAACCCCGAAGTTTATAATCATCTTCTTTTAAAGTTTTTCTTTCAAATTTATTTCCTTTAACTACTGTGTGAGTCTGTTTTCTATTATTGTTATAATGGTTTTCAGTATCATTTAATACATTAGAATAATTAACTAAAGCATCTATTACTCTCATAATAGACTCATTTATCTCTATCATCCAATAATTGAAATCCTCTCCAGTTTTCTCTAATAAAAAAGGATCAACCAATTCGAAAACTCTAGTATCGTGGTAGTATTTAATACTACCACGTCTAAAGTTATCATCAATATCTTTTTGTAATTTAACTAGTGTAGATTTATAATCTTCGAAAATCATTTTATGCTTTTTGTATATATCTTTAATACTTCTATTGAAGATATTATAGATAACTAAGTTAGCAACTTTTCTTTGATTCATAATCTACCACCTGAAATTAGTCTATAGTGAAACCATCTGGATCATCATCATTATCTCCGTCTCCGTCACCAACTGGTTCTCCTTCTCCATCATCTCCTCCACCTACTAGTGGTTCTTCATAAGATGTGTTAGAGAAGTCATCACCATTTTTATCTCCTAACATTTCAGGTTCTGGATCTCCGTCAGTATCAGGTAATGAAGTAAATGGTTCTCCAAACATTCCAACTTGTTCTGGAGATAACTCTGGATACAGAGTCTTTTCTACAGCTTCTATTTCTTCAAAAGTAGCGTCAGCAGCTTCTTCTATTTCTTCTATATCAGGTAATGAAACTTCGATATCTGATTCGTCTGCTCCCATATTTTCTGTATTAGAACCAGTTCCATCATCATCTCCTCCACCAACTTCGTCTTCTCCTTCAGTCATTTCAACAACATCTTCATCATTTTCGATGTCAGCGTCTTGAATATCTTCTGCTATAGAATCCTTAGCATCCATAGAAGCTTCTTCGTCTTCTCCTAAAACTGCGTCAGTGTTTTCTTCTTCTTCAACACCTTCTTCTGTTCCTTCTACTACATCGTCGTCTTTTTCTAAATCGTCATCGTTTTCTCTGTAGCCTCTAAATTTCTTTGCCATTATTTGTTCCTCCTTATAATATTATTTCTTTGCTTTGAATTTCAACAAGTTATTGTTGATAATCTCTAACGATCTATGGAATTTATCCACGACCGCTATCAATATAGAGGTGTTGTTATTTCCACCATCGAAAAGAGATAATTCATGTTTGATTTTAACCTTTATAGACTCTCTAGTTGTGTCTACATCTTCCGGTTCTATTCCTGAATTTATCAGATTTTCATTTAATAGATTTTCATTGTCTTCTAACAATGTATAGATCTCATCAACATTAAATTCTTCTATTCTTTTTCTGAATATCTGCACATGATTTTGTATCTCAATTGTTATGTTATAGATAGTGTCTAGATAATCCAGTACTTCTTCTTTACTACCTTCGAAATCTATAGTATCTAAATCTAAAAACTGTCTTAGTTTACTATCAGTTTTACTAAGATCTGATGCTACAGCTTTTAATGTGAATTTACCTATATTATGATAAATATCACTTCTAGGTGTTTTTAATAGTTCAGCTATATTAGATAGATCTTTATTTAATTTAGCTGATAGAACTAAGTAATCCTTTAATGTATCTCTTATAAATACTAGATTACCTATTCTATTATGTATTACTGTACCATTATCACTATCATATTTAGGATTTTTACTTTCTTTTTCTGTTAATACATATCTGTAATCTCCTGTACGTTCAACTAAATCAATTAATGAAGTTATACTATTTTCTATAGTATTTAAATCTGATAAAATTTCTTTATTACTTACAGCCATTATTCCTCTCCTTTCCTTATAATATAATCGAATTGTTTGGTTAGAAATGTAAACACACTTGATATATTTTGCCTAATAAAGGTATTTATAATAAAATAATAAAGGAGGAAAATAAATGAGTATGATAAGACTAAGACCAGCAGAATTAGATGCAGATCTAATACAAGTTAGATTACTTGGAGAATTACTTATAAATCTAGCTAATGCTGATCTTTATATGATAGTGGAAGATCCGATAACACATAAAAAAGAACCACGTTTAGTTGGAGGACAAGGAAAACACGATCTTCTTAACCATCTTAAGAGACATCATATAATAGAAAAAGTAGCACCAGAAAAATTTGATGCAGGTTCTACTTGGTATAGAACTGATATGGTTTATACTGAACCAGCAGGTGGGGCTAAGGATGCCTTTATAACTATCAGAACTAATAACAGTGCTCACGGAGAATGGACAGATATATTCCCTATGACTAAGGCTGGAAATGTTATATTAGGAAAAGACAGTAATAATAGAATAATATCTTTAGCATCATTAGTGAAAGAGAAAAGATTGAAGATAACTCCTACTATAGATGTACAAGATGCAGAAATAGGAGAGTTATATATAAAGGATGATAATACTATTTATTTAAGAAAAAACGGAGATCCATCTTCTGATAGATTATTAGCACAGGCTAATACCTTTACTAGGGAATTACTTGTAGAAAGTATTAGAGTAGCCAATACTGCTCCAGTCAACTTTAATAAAAATAGTTTATGGTTATCCTTTGAACCATCTGAAGATGCTGATATAAGTTTAGCTACAACAGCTTATCTTAAAACAACTGATGGAGCAAGTATATTTGGTTTAAAATTTACTACAGATAGAAATAACAGAACACAAGGTGGAGCAGTAATATCTAATAATGGAAAGACATTAACTGTTGATAATAACGTTTCTCAAGATTTTGGATTCACATGGTTGAATTATCCTATAACTAGAGGTACACATGTTTATATGGAGTTAGATATAAAAGATCCACAGAATAAGTTATCTATCTTAGGATTAGCTAATGGGATCACACAAGAACAAGGATTTGATTATGGAAATACGGATACTATAATTAAAATAAACTCTATAGAAAGTAGAGTAGGCGGTACTTCTACCCCTTTATCTTTTGATTTCAATAATAAGACTATTTATTTAGCTATAAATGCACCTACTATAGGAATAATCAGATTATACGCAGGTATAGTAAATGATGATGGTACATCTACTCCTATATACGGAGATTCTAATGGATTAAACTTTGATAACTTTAATAGATTAGCTATAGCTGTTAATAATAGTAATGTACCAAATGTTAAGACTACTGTTAACATAAGAACTTTTAAGACTGTTAATATACCTACTGGATATATAGGAATAAACAATGCTCTCCCTACGGAGAAAGTATTTGATAACCGTGCTATAGCTACTAACGCTCAATCAGTATTTATAAGTAAAACTAAGAAATTAGATAACTATGTATTCCAAGGAAGATTAGTTATAGGATTAAAAGATTATAGTAATGGAAGAGGAGCAGCGGATGCTGGATTAGGAGAGCTATTACTAGATTATGAGAATAAAGTTTTGTATGCTAAATTATTAGATGGAACAGTAGCTAATCTAAAGTCCAAATACGAGGAAATATATTACAACCACGTTAATAATTCATTAAGTATAACTACTAAACCTAGTAGGGATTTAAGAGTTGTGGAGAATGATAAGACTATAGCTTATGTATCCACATTTAGATTAGATCCATATGATGATGATAATGAATCTATTGTAGGAAATTTCACAATGGTTGATACATTAACTGGAGGAACTAGATATAAACATATCCTTCCTAGAACTAAAACTGACCTGATACAGCATAAGTGGGTGTCAATTTTAGACGAGAATAATTATACTGGTGATCTGAAAACTTACTTAGATTCTTTAGCAGATATAGTAAAGAACTTTAGAAAGAGTAAGAACGTTTATTCGTCTTATTTAGATCTGATGACAGCAGGAGAATTAAATAGTAACTTCTTTAAATCTTCTTTATTCTTTGGTGAATTATTAGAAGGAAGAAGAATGAATTCTGATGCTATACTGATACAGACTATAGATACAGATATAAGTATTTTAATAAATAAGATATTTAATGCTCCAGAACCTGGAGTAATACATTTCCATAAGTCTGTAAATAGAAAAGGTTCTTTAGTTCTTTATGCAGAAAGTGGAAAGGTTTACTATAATAGAATTAAACAAGGATTTGAATTAGATAAATGGTCGGAAAGTATAGTTAGTAAAGAAGATATTACTAATATACCTGGAAGTCTTTTAGCTAATAAGAAAATAACTGGTAAGGAATTAGTCGGAGAAAAAGCTTCTATAACATCAGAATTAAAATTCACACATGGAAATGGATTCAATGTAATTTATGAAAATATAAACAACGTAGCTAACCTTAACAACACTATCAATTTATTTAAAGTCACAGGAAGTAATGTTAATAATACATTAAATATGACTTTAGGTGATAGTAGTTTAAATGGTATGAGTTTTCACTCTTCTACTAGACCAGAACTTTTAGGAGATGGTACACCTACTATAAATGGTGGTAATAAATTCGTATTAAAAGATGACTTAAAGTTTAACTATGTTTGGAGAGGAAAACTAAATAATGGAAATAACTTTATAGATCTCAATACATTAAAAACTATCAATCATGTAGGTATTTGGACAACAGATAGAGTTCTTACAGATTCTACAAATGGATATCCTACATTCCCTAGAGATGTAGAGTTTACAGGTGGTATATTAGATATAAAGGTTGCTCACCAAAATGATGCTGTTTATTTAGTACAAGTATTAACTCCTACTACTATTGTAAATAGAAACCAAATAGGACATCATGCTGTATACATAAGAACTCTGGATATTAAGAAGGATGTGTGGACAGATTGGGTTTCTTCAATAAGTAAAGTTGAATTTGATAAAAAGTTTGATAAAATAGGTGGTACTGTATCTGGAAGTGTAGCTATACAAAATGAATTATCGGTCGGAGGACAAGTCACATTTGATGATGGAAGAGTATACTTAGGATATAATAATTTTAATATATATTCCATTAAGAAAGAAAGAAATAGATCTGATAAAATAATAAGCCATATCAGCTACTCTGAAACTGAAAATAAATTTAAGGTAGGAAGTTTAGAGAACGATAAGTTTTCTACTTACTCTAAAATGAGACCTTCTGCTATTGTAACTAGAAAATTATTCCAAGAAGTATCTGAATTACCGTTTTACGAATATCCATTTGCATTTCTCAATGATGTTAGTTTAGTATCTGAGAATTTAAAAAATAACTATTATGATAAAACTAGTATGGATAGTAAGTTAGAGAAAAAAGCAGATGATAAATTAGTAAAAGATGAGCTTAAAAAGTTATTACCTTTAGCCGGTGGTAATATGGTAGGTACTATAAATATGTCTGCAAATACATCTATATCATTTAAAGATAGTGCATCTCTGGAATTCTCCAAAGAAGCTAAGTTTAAATTACCTACTAGAAAATTCGATTCACTAGACGGTGTTGATAATTACAACTATAATGGTGTATCAAGATACGATTTAGTAAATATCAATAATATAAATAACGGACTATTCACAGTTGGTGCTAACATGACATTAGGTGCTACAGATATAAGTAATATACAATTCTTCCAAAAATCTAATGGTGATTTTCAGATAAGATATATTACAGGAGGAACAACAAGATCAGAATTCAGAAGTGTAGTATTTAAAGATACAGTAGTAAACTCTAATCAGTTCTTTAAAGGAGTTAACTCTATAGAAATATCTAGAGATACTATTCCTAATACCGAAATAGCTGGAGCATTGTATAATTCTCTTATATCAGAATATAGAGGAAATATATCTAGTTATATAACTGATCCTTCTTATAATATAAATAGCTTACTAAGATTGCAGCCTGGTAACTATTACATAGACAACCAAGATGGATTAAATAAACTAAATCTTAATAGTTCTATAGTATCTATCCCTGGTGTTCTTTCTGTACAATCTGATTATGACAATACTAATAATAGTATAAAGATACTAAGATATCTTCCTGTAAGTAATAAAGAAGAAAAAGAAAATATCGTAGCAGAATTCATCATAGCTAATGGATTAAATGCTAAATGGATTTATTTACAAGATATGAGACATTATTATAATAAACCACAGATAGATACTAAAGTTACAGAAGTAAAAGAAGAAGTATTATCCAAAGTTGTAGCTTCTACTTATACACATACAGGAAATATACAAAATACAGCTATTCCTAGAGTATTGGTTCATACACATAACCATACTGATAATGATAATGCTAAATTATATTTCAAAACTAATTTAAATCTTAATACTATTACAGGAACTATGTTTAGATATAAGATAGAATTAGATGGAGAAACTTATAACGCTGGATCTATAGATGTTACAATAGTCGGAGAGATAGTTCCTGGAGCAGATAGTGAACAAAAGAAAGCTATTATATACAATAAATCTGTGGGATCAAATATAGAAGTTGAAGCATTCGTTAAGGGTGGAAATGTTTGGTTCGCTATAAAGGGAAATCCTGATAATGATAGAATGTCTTTCGATACTTATATAAGATTGAGTAATATTCCTGAACATCAGAGAGAGACATTTAAACCTACTATATTAGAATACACTAAGACTAGACCAGAATAATAGGAGTGAAGAGATATGATATTGAAACATGGTAATTTAGGGTCTTTAAAAGAAACTGATCTAAATACTCTTATAGGAAATCAATATAATGGTATATATGAAATTAATGACCCTAATACTATCTCTTCTTATTACAATTTTCCAGATGATAGAGCTATATTAGAAAGATATTTTATAAGAAATGTTAATGGAAGAAATATATTAGAAGAGACTATTAGAAATAGAGCTCAAGACAATGAGAAATACAATATGTATTTAGCTTACAAACATTACTCTTCTCCATGCTGTACAGGTATATTAGAAGTATCTAGTTATGAAGATGTAACTTCCCAAATATTTACTAGAATGCCAGACGGAACTATTTTTATGAGAGCACATGACGGTACTAAATGGTCTGCTTGGAAAAGACAATTAACTGACCAGTTTAATATGATGCTCAGAGAAATAAATGAATTGAATATGTGGTCGTATAATGAGATTCTTAGAACGGCCTATGAAATGATTCCAGTATTCAATGATTCTTATTTATGGCAAAGATTAGGTACAAAGATGCCAAGAAGTAGTTATGATAGATTAGTTTGGAACGACAGACCAGATCATATAAACTCTACAACTACAATAGAACATCTAACAACACCTAAAATAAATTTCCATATTCCTGGTAGAATTGGTGACTTTGGATTATTATATGAAAGAGCATGGGATGGAGGACATGGAGGGTTACACTGGTTATTTAGATGGAACAATAACCCAGGTGATAATAATCTTTATATAGGTAACAATAGTGACCCTAGTAATTTATTCAGGTATATAATACATTCTCATAGAAATCTCTTAGTTCACACTAGACCGGGTCTTCCATATAGAGGAAGATTAATAACTAGAGATGAGTGGAATTTCAAACAGAGTGGAGGACACGGACATGTTGTTCTTCCTCAAAGACCATCTTATGATATCCATGTGTACGTTATAGAGACTGTGATGCATTTTATACCAGGTGTAGCTAAACATGTCTCTCTATTTGATACATCTAATGATTTCCATAATATTTGGGTTAGATATGATGGAGGACAAACAATAACATGCGATCATGGTCATTATATGCATGTTAACTGGAGGTAATAATGATAGAAAATAAAGGAGTAATAAAGGATACCAACAGAGATGTTGATTTAATAAAAATAGATAAAGAAAATAAAAAATCCATAGGAATACCAGCCAGAAAGGTTGGTACTCCTGGTTTTTTAAGACTTTTTAGAAAAGATAATAAAGTTATGGCTTTATTTATAACTAGTGATGGAGAATTATTCATACATGAGACTATATATGTAGCTAATATTGGAGCTACCGATGATGGTGAACCCCATGAACCTATAAAAAGGGATAATTATGAAAGTGTTATTTCTAAAATAAGACCTGATAAATGGAGACAGGCGGCATCAACAGAAAATGTCCATTTAAGAGAATCGGATATAAGAAGTAGAATAAAATTAAGAGGATTTATTTATAATCCAGCAGATGTAGAGAATAGAATAAACTCTAAAGCTAATGCTTCTAGATATCATGAATTTTTTAAAAGAGATGAAGAGAATAGAGTAGAAAGAGGACATAACTTGTCGCTCCCTATTGTACATACCACACAATATGGTATTTATTTAGTAAAAGATTATAAACCTAATACGAGTTATGCTATATACTATAAAACTCCACAATCATATAAGACTAGTATATTTATGCATATGTATAGATCAGGTAATGATACACCTATCTATGTAGGTAATTTTCATAATGTAGATCACCAAGACACAAATCTTGTTAGTTCTTTTCACGGTCCTGGTTTTATAGGTTCTGCAGGTGTTAAAGATTTAATGACATATAGTAATGTAGAATGGAGATATATGGGGGCTTTCCCTGATAATCATGGAATTTATATAAATACTTCAGCTAGGGATGTTTATATCAATCCGAATGCTCAACTAAGTGGGTTATACGGACCTAGAAATTTTCCTGCTTTTTACTGGCCTTTGAGAAATATGGTTTATAATAATAGGTATTTAGAGATAATTTTAAATGGAAATTATTTAGTGCCCAGATACATCCGATTTGCATATACTCATGAACGAGTTAGATCTAGACGACACCATGATAGAGATGATACAATATTCTTCGATGCAACCGGTGATAGATCATTTAGTGTTTGGTGGAGAGGAGATATTCAATTATGATGACAGAGATAATTGGGAATTTACAAGATATTTCTACATCTGTTGTAAATTCTAGGTATAGGGTGGAGGATAGCGGAGTTTATTTAATTGATAATTCAGATTTATTTGAAATTATAGCTACTCCTAATTTATGTAAGCAAATAAGATATTTCTCTAACAGAGTAGGAGATTCAGCTATATATGAATATAGAACTAGAACTAATAACACATGGACTAGATGGTTCAGAGTCTATGAGAATATCTACGAAAGAGAAGCTCGACCAGATAATAGAGGAGCAGCTACTTTATATGATGTTGATCTTATAACAGATAGAGCTAATAATGAGAGAAGATACAATGACACTAATTTAAGAAATCATATAAATAATTATGTAGAAGATCATGAGTTACGATTTAAACTATCTAGAGTACACTCTAATGCTCTTAATTTAAATAACCATATAACATTTAACGGAGCTTTAAGAATAGCTGGTAATATACATTTCTTTAATGAAACTGGAAGATGGAATGAAGAATTAGGAATGTATGTAGGTATGATGCATAGATTTTTTTTCTTTCATGTCGGTCATCAAGGAAGAATAGAACTAGGCTCTTATGACATTAATAAAATTTATTTTCTTTCTGCTAGAGATGATACATTAGTATTACACCGTGTAGGTATAGACGGTGAACAGTTTCAAGGAGGAAACGCAATACTTACTAATACTGAATATGATTGGAAAACATTCTGGGATTTTGGATATGATATTAATGGATGTGGAGTTCCTGTTGAACCTATCAATGCTGGTTTTAGACCCGGTGATTCCGATAGAGAAATACAAGTAGTACAGAGTGCAGGGATAGGACCACACTGGTTGACTGGAAAAAATATATGGTTTAATGTGCATGGTCCTGATTTCACAATGGTCTCTACTATTACTTTTACAGCCGGTTGGGATATACACAACTATGAGCCTGGACATAATGCTAGATATGCTAATAGAGAATTAAGAAGAAATTATTCCTATCATAGTGGATATCAAGGGGCTAGATGGTTAAGGCTTTATTATAGATAAGGAGGAATAAAATGAGTGAGAAGATATTAAGAATATACGATAAAGAAAGTGACACATTATTATCTAGTGAGAAATTAATATTGATAGATAATACAGAATATAATATAGTAGCTATAGATAAATCTGAAGAAATAGCTAACGGATATGGAGAAGTAGCGATAAATAAAACTACTTTAAAACCAGAGTATAGAGAATTTAAATTATTCATATCCGTTAATAAAGATACGAATGATTTTAAAATGGTTGATTCTCTTTTAGAAGAGACACCATCTATTTATGGAAAGGAAATCACGTATAAATCTTTCTTAGATGCTGATAGTAAAAAGAGGGTAGGAAAAATAGTTAAATACAAAGATAATAAGTTCCATATATTTGATGATGAATACGATAAATCTTATGATAAAACTACAAATACTATGAAATTTGATTTACTTAAATTTAAGAAAGCAGTATTAGAGAAAGTTAAAAATAGTAACGAAGAAATAAGAACTCATGGTTTTTATTATACTATAGCTGGAGAAGAATACTTACAACCATTTAGAGAAGTACCAACGAATGATATGACTACTCTTAAAAATATAAGAGATGAAACTCCTGATGAATTGAGAGCTCTTAAAATATTTAGAGAAGATACTTCTACTAAAGAAAGAGTTACAGATCCTACTAAACTGAGATGGTTAAAAGGACCAGAAGAATGTCCACGTTTATTTATAGAGTATATGATAAAATTACTAAATGGATATCATTCATATTTACCTGAAGCTATACTTAAAGTAGTGGCTAATACTGACACCAAGATGACTGAGTCTGAATTAAGGTATATTGAGAAGAATTATGTGTCTATAGTTTTAAGAGCTTTACAGACACAAATAGAGAGTCTTCCATATGCAAGAGATAAGAAACAGGAGATAGATCAATATTATGCTAGTAAAAATATAAAGCCTAAGACTGATGCTGAAAGAGGTATCTAAAATGAATATAGAATTAAACTTTAGAACTTTGAAGCGAACTGAAAATATTAACCTAATATATTTGAAATCTCAGAATGGGTATTATTTGGACAAGAAGACTAATCAGATATATGAATTGATTTCTTCTATAGAAAATGGTAAGGGAGAAGCTATACAATATAAGTATAAAAATACAGAAGATAAAAATTCTAGATACATGTATCGTATAGGTGTCTTCTCTAATAATGGTATAATATGGACAGAATGGGAGAGTAAATTTTCTAAAGTACAGTTAAATGAGTTTTCATATGATGTAGATAAAAAGAATGATATAACTTCTAGATTAGCTTTTTTTAAATCTAGAAGATTATCTCTCTTTAATGATAAATTTATTCTAAAGGAAAAGTTTTATCCTAAATCACCTAAGACTCTATCTAATGATGAAAGAAGTATTTATTTATCTACTATAAAGCAAATGGGTATGTTGAAATCTGAAAATAATACTATAAATATTACTCCTACTAATATTCCTAATGAGAAGATGGAGAAACTGATTAAACAATTTCCTGAAGAGGAAAGAGCTATAAGGACTGATATCAATGGTATTTTTGTTATACCTAAAAATTGTACAATAAATCTTCCTTTAGTACGTAGTAAAGAAATAATAACAGGAGAAGATAACAGTAATATAAATAAACTATCTGGAGAAGTTAATCCTAGTATACAAACTGATCAATCCTATACTATGGGGGATCAGAATGGGATACTAATAGTAGAAACTAACATAGGAGGAAATGGAAATTGGTTTAGACATTACACTGTTATTACTATATATGAGATATGTACTAAAAAAGAAGTATTCATTTATAGTGAAAGACCTTTATCTACATCTGGATGGAATATCATGGCTAGAGCAAAAAATATGGAAGATATTTATAAATTTAGAGGTGCTAGATAATGAAGAGATTAATTGATATAGACAATAACGATTATAAAGAAAACCCTAATAACATAGATCTTTCAGAATACATATTAGTCAATATAATCAACAATGAAGAAAGTATTATATTGCAAAAATTATATATGAAAAATTCTGAGGGATCTCCTCTAATGTATTTTAGAATAATAAATCCTGAAGAAGATTATAAAGTAGTACCATTTTTAGAAGTATCTATATATGAAGGGAATATATTAGGTATACCTATAAAAGAAATAAAAAGATCTAATGATTTTATAACTTTAGAAGATCCTCTATTAGTAGATCTAATGAAAACGGCATACCTTCCTAAAGTATTATCTAATAAAGAAAATAGAACTATCAATTCTAGACCTGATGAACCAATATATGGTGGTAATAGATATGAGGAGATACAGAATAGGAGATTACCCGAGATATCCATAGATGATTTTTCTTCTAATAATTTTTCTAAGAAAGATGACATGTATCCTACAGCACACTTGATGTTTGGAGAAAGTCGTACGTATGATTTCTTAAATATTAAAAATAAATTTAATTTATCTGATAATGAGTTAGATAAAAAATCTGGATGGGGTAGAACGACAGTTAAACTTAGAGGTTACGCTAGTATCCATGTACCATCAACTATGGATGAATTAAGATATTCTTTAGACTTTCTTAATAGACAACCTTATAGGTTAACATCTTTCGTAAGAGATGATGATAAGTCATATGTATTGTATTTCCCAAGTATAAAAAATTATAGTACAACACAGAGTATAAATATAAAAAATGATACACCAAATAGATATAAAGATCAAGAATGGATAGAGTATCCTCCTACACCTAGATACCCATATCTGAATGAAAGATTCTTTTCTCCTAATGTTCTAGCTGTTAATATAGGAACATTCGCATTTATGGAACTTATGAGACTCTATAACAATATTTTCAGCTTCAATCTTTTAGATGAGGATAAGTATATCCAACTATTCAAAGGATCTATATCTCAAAATAATATTTTTGAGAAAGATGAGAAAGTTTATAACATATATGTCGATACTTATATATCAGTTAGAATAACTAGTGATACATTCAATATATATAATACTCAAATTAATTTAAATATGGGATTACCAACACATGTTCCTTTTAGAAATCATTTTTCGAGATGGGGATTCTTCAACATAAGAAGAGCTTATCCTTGTAATAACGATAAAGAGATATTTAGAAAAGAGAGGATAGGATAATGAAAAATAATATAGGGTATGCCGATTATTATAGTGAAAAAAAAGAAATACTAAAGGAAATAGAAGGATTGAAAACCCTTCCTCCTGGTATGTATCAATATGATAATTTAGGAAAGATTATACTAGAAATGGAAAAGGTAGATGAACTAGATATACCTAAAGAAACGATAAAAACTTTTAAAGGTTTTATAATAATATCTCATTATAATATTAAAACTAAATACGAAATAGTGATATCTAATAACACGAGTATTAAAGATAAGATACTCTATGCTTATTTAGCGGATAATAACAAATTAACATTAGCTCTCACTCCTATATCAAATACAGGAAGAACGATAGGTTCTATAGATATATTAGAAAACTTAGATTTAAAGAATACTCCGTATTACGATGATATAACGGAATATAATTTTCTTACTAGAAGTTTTATTAACTTTACATTTCTTCCGTATTATTTTTATTATGGAGAAATTAATAGACAAATCCCTGGTAGATATAATGAGAATAAAAACTTTACAGATGTTGAGTACATTTATAATATACATGGACCTTTAGAGAAGAAAGAGAGTCCATATTTCTTAGGAGAGCTAATGCTTACCAATTTAACAGTATAATAATATAAGAAAGGGAGTGATCAAAATGAAAGTATATTTAGCTATGTACAATAATAAAAAAACATTTACCGACAGATTAATTTCTTTCGTTAGTAGAGGACCATACTCTCATTGTGAGGTTATAATAGGTGATATGGCTTATTCTGCTTCTGTGAGAGATGGAAAGAGAGTAAGAAGAAAAGAAATAAAGGATATGAAACTAGACAGTGGTAATTGGGATATCTATTATCTATTTGATGTAGATCCATCTCTTTTAGAAGGATTCGATTGTTGGTGGGATCAAGTTGAAGGTTCAGGTTATGGATTCCAAACATTAATATTCAATCATTTACTTAGACTTCCTGTTGAGTTTGACGGGGAATATATATGTTCCCAGATATGCTATAAGATAATCAAATTAATAGGAAGATCAGCTAAATGTGATGATAGATACTTTGATAAAGGGAAATGGGAGAATGAAGACTGTGCCCACATATTGACTCCAACCAGTATGTTAGCTTATCTTATGAGATATATAGATATAGGTAATATAGAAAAAGATAATTCTATTATTGTAAAAGACGCAACTAAATAGTATCATATATTATTTATTACCTCCCTTCGGGGAGGTTTTCTTATTTTTATTTATTTGTATATTATATAATTGTAAGACCAGTTAACATAATTTAATACTTGAATAAATTAAAGAAAGGAGGTGTTAGATTATGACAGACTGGGAAAGACTGGATGACCTGCCTGCAGGTACAACAGTAATCATCGATGGAATCATAATTACTATACTTTAATATAGTCCGTTGATGATACCCTATGTTTGCAGAAATGTAAACCTCTGGGCATAAAGAGGGTCGTGAGATAACCTTGATAAAAACTCATGTGATCAATGATAATCTTAATGGTTATCATTGAAATATCCAAGGAAGTACTTTATATAAGTATTTCTTTTTTTTTTCGATCTAATGAATAAAAACAGGATGTTATCTGTTAATAATCGGAAGGAGTGATATGACCAATGGAGGCTATATTAAATTTAAATTTCTTAGTTGTTTTTTTAATATATAGTGTGGGTACATTTACAGGTATATTAATCACGAGAATGTTTACTACAGCAACTATTTTTCCTCTAAGGAAAGCGATAGCATCTTCTTTGGGTATGACCATAATATATTTGGGTGCAGAGCATGTATCACCCTTGAAACTTGAACCATACGGTGATTTTCTATTCTGTACTATAATTGGATTATTTGCTGAGAATATAATGGGGTATATGTTGTCTCCAAGAGGACGATCTATATCTAGAATTATAATCGGTAATATCATTATAAACTATTTCAAAAAGAATAGTCTGCTTCAAGGAATGGATTTCAACGATCCTAACAACTTATTTGGGGAAGAGAAAGAAGGTGTAAAAACGGATGAAGAGAAAACTAGAAGAAAAGATAATTCGGATCTTGATACGAATAGAGAATCACATAAAACAGAAGGAGAAGAAGACGAAGGAGATGCAAGAACGGATCCTTTCAGAAGTAAATTCTAAACCTAAGTGGATGAAAAATGTAAATCTTGTGTGTTCTATACTTTTAGTTATATTGGTTCTAATAACTATGTATAATTATAGTCAATATGTAGTAGAACATAGAGCTGTTTTAGTTCTTAGTTCAGAAAACCAACATAAAGTGTTAGCGACTCAATTGTTAGAAAAAACCGTTAAGACATTCTTTATTTTAACCACATATGTTGGTATATATATAGCTATAGGCTTTAACCAAATTATAAACATATTTCTAAAATAATCCAAATATATTCCCTACTCATAACGAGTAGGGAGTTATACCGTTTTATGTAAACAGCGAAATATAAAATATATAAGAAAGGAAGAATATTAATGAATGATTTATATAAGGATAGTATAGTTAAAAACTATATAAAGGATGATATTAACGCTTTTACAGATATAATGAAAGCTAATATCATAAATGGACATATTGCTGACTTATTACATTTAATGGAGTTGAACGATGCTCCTCTAACTAAGAGATGTTTAGATGCTGTTAAATCTAAAAAATTACTTTTAGTATACAGTGAAGATTTAAAAAATACTAGTATCAGATATTATACTGACAAAAATGTAGTATACATTAATGCTAGTAAATATGGAAAACAGAAGAGAGAAAGTGCTGGTATTATGAAATACGTTATACCACAAGATCAACTCTATTCTTTACTGTTAGGAGGATACCTATTATTAGAACACGATACTCTAGCTTATAATAGAGATTATCTAACTGATGTCGCTAATTTATATATGGAGTTACTTCCTAAAATATTTACTAAAGGAGGTAATTTCTTTAGTGATACTGATAAAGTAAGTAAATTCCATTTTATACTATTATTTAATTTATTTAGTAAGAATAAAACTATAATAAGTAATCCAAGAGGATTCTGTACTAGAATAACTGAAATAAAGGAAGAAGATGTTAATTACATACATACTCTTTATAATTTAGAAAAAATAGAAAATTATAACTTTGAAGAACTCTTAACTAACGTTATACAGAAAGAATTTAAATTCACAGAGAAATTAAATATGAGTACACTAATATATAATGCTACATTAGTTTATGGAGCTGAGAATTTAACTCTTATAGATAGAATAGAAGCATTAGGTTTAATAATGATAGATTGTGTAATAGGAAATAGACCAGCTTTAAATGTTACAAATTCGGTATATAAAAATTTAGTAAAATCATCGATGTATAATAATATACTAATAGTATTAGGAAATAAATAAAAGGAGGTAAATAGATGTATTTAGAATTATATAGACAATTTCTAAAACCTTTAAGGAAACATATATTGAATAAAACTCCTGATTTTTTATTTACTGATTATAATGGATATTATGGTGTGACACATAAAGAAGATATTAAGTTTAAACCTTTGCTAAAGAAAATAGAAGACGAGAAGGTAGATCTTACAAATTATGATTTAGTTATTCATATTCCTTATACACCTAATATTTTTGATACTAGAGAAAGATTAAATTTAATTATAAACGATAAGACTGTAAATATAATGGATTACTATTATTTAGCATTTAATGAGTATATCTATATATTTCTTAAGAAAACTTATACACAGATAGATTCTGTTAAGACGTTTAAAACTTCTAGATTAATATCTATAAGTAAATTTAACGGTACTATAGAAAGTAATCCAGAAATAGGAGATAGATATACAACATATTTAAATGAGCACAATGAAGAAATATCATCTGGTACACCTAGCTATAAAATAGAATATGAAAGACAGAATTATATCACCTTGAGTACTGAGAAACCAACTATACAAGATGTCGTCAGACCTTATCTCAATAACGGACTTAAGAGTGTATGGTTTTTTATAAAGAGTATTGAGATAGATAGAATATCGCTTTATAAAGAAGGAAAAGGGTTTGTAACAGAAGATGTAGATGATGTATTAGAAATAAGATCTAATTATATTAGATTGAAAACAGAGAACCCCAAATCTGTAAATTATAAAGTATTTATTTTCTACAATGGTATGTCTATCACTGAATTTATAAATTCTAATAAGAATAGAATTATAGATGAAAAGAAATATGAAGAAGATACATTATTGGATAAGATATTTTATTTAAATGATAATTTAGATAATAGATTTATAACTGAAGATTTACAAAAAATAATAGATAAACTATCTGAAGAGATTAGTACACCAGAAGCTATAACTGAAGAAATGTTGTTGAAAGATCTTTTAGCTTTTAACTATGATTTGTTTATCTTATTATATAGACAGCTACACAAAGTAAATATTGGGATATCATTTAACGATATTGAATTTGTGGATTCCTTAGAGCAATCTAAATTGAAAGCTTATAAATCTTTAAAATACAACCAATATGAAAAAAATAGAAATAAATTTATGAAGATATCTTTTCTTAATATGAGACGTCTTCCTATAGAGATATTTCATAATTTCAGAAAGTTTACTGATGTTGCTGTTTTCTATGAATACAAAGCTATGACTTCTATAATATATATTAAGGCAGATGTATTTTTAAAATATTACAATTATGATTCTTTAGAAGATTTAAAAGATAAGTATATCAATATAATACTTAGACCAGATGGATCTGAAGAAACATTTATGAAGAATATAAATCTAGATTACAACGGTGTTATGATACCATCAGAAAGAATGTATAACTGTGCTAATAAGTTATTATATGATGATGGGTATCCTATAACAGAACACGACATAGAATATAACACTTTACCCCCAAATAATATATTAGCTGCTTTTCCTCAGAAGAAACTATTATATCATGAAATAAATGCTCTCTTGTTACCTAAAGGATACAAACCTTACAAGAAATCTTTTTTCGTTAAATATAAAGGTTTAACCGCTCAAGATTTCATAGATGTAGGAAATAAAGTACCTAATAAATTTATTAGTGGAAATCACATGGTAGTAGATTATATAGATTTTACATATCTTCTAAAGGTAGGAGAGTATACGTTAACAGAGAATGTTGATTACATCATATTATCTCCTAAATTAGTTAAATTTTTCAGAATACCTATTATAGATGATAGTAATGAATACATAAAGATAACATTAGAATTTCAAGGTAAAGAATTTGAAGTTCTTAAACAACATGCAGAAACTAAATCAATTTATAAAAAGATATATGAATTACCTTATTTTGTAGATAAATATAACAATAAAGAAAACACATGTTTGGAAAACTTTTATTACCCAGATAACTATGAAAGTAAATTCAATAGAAATCATCAGATGTTGACTAAATATTTTTGTACAGAATCAGTACTAAGATTAGATGATCTTTCTGATTATGGAGAAACATGGTTAAAGAATTTGAAGATGGAGTACCCGGAATACTGGGAAACTATAGACGGACATGAAGTATTTACAATGACGCCAGAAGATGTAGTACCAGTAAGTAGGTTAGATGTACCAAGACATGTTACTTTAGTACAGTGGACTCCACTAAACGACATTATTTATAATCATATATTAGCATGTAGTTATCTTGATAAGTATTCTTTCACACATGGAGAGACAAGATATGTTGATGGAAATGGAGATGAACAAAATAAGAAATTTATACCAGCTATAAAAGATATTGATATAGATAAAGTGTACCATAATTTTGAATACAATGTTAATATACCATTAGATTACATAATAATTCCCACTCCTTAATGGAGTGGGAACTTTATCTTTGGAAACTAAATAAATCAAATAGATCTGAATTATCCATATGACCCGTATTTATTGGTGTTCTATCTAACTTCTGTTTACTATTTATAGCCTCATAGATATTAGAGAATGTCTCTCTACCATTGTTAGCCATCATTTCTTCTACTTCCTGTCGTCCTGAAACGTCGAATAAATCGAAAGTACTTCTTGGGTTTTGTATAGTTTCATTAGTCAATATTTTTACATTACGAGTTCCTAAAGAGTCTTTCCCTTTATTTATTATAAATCCTTCTGTGTAGTTATCCACTGGATTATTTTCACTTCTAATTCTTCTATTAAATTTCTCTTCTTTCTCTATATTTTTAGCCTCATCTTTAGAAACAAACTTCTTCTCAATATTATCGAAATAAGTTATATTGATTTTTCCACCTATTTTTTCGTATGAAGTTTTTATTCTACTGTTTACAGGGTTGGTTACATCTAATATAGTTACATTATTATTTATAACGAAAGAGTTAGTATCTATAATGACATTATTACGTATCTTCAATAAAGTTGTATTATCAAATATAGAATAATAAGCATGAAGCATAGCCATAATATAGTCATCGTGACATCCGTCAGAAGCAGCTATCTTTCCTTCTTTATTTCCTGGTGTTTTATGTACTGTTAACGTTAGTATTTCATTAACTACTACTGGTACACCTATAGCCTCACTATATTTTTCTACTAATGTACTTAGTCTATTCATCATCAATGGTCTAGTCTTATTAGTTACATGGAGACCTATATCACAAGCCATTTTATTATGACCGATCATTACGTTAGTATCTATAATAGCTCCAGGAGTTGCTAATTTAAATTCACTAGTTTTATATACCACTAAATAATCTTGATATTCTGGTAACTTTTTAAGCATTGCAATTATAGTTTCTCCACCAGCATTTCGTTCTATTGCAAATCCTGCTCTCACATTATTCTTTTTAAGTTGTTCCATTATACTTATAATTAGTATAGCGTAATCATCTATATTAATTATATTACTTCCATAAGTAGCAACTATACGACCAGTATGAGCATCTACAAATACTAATGTTGATTTATCTGAGTTTCCTCCTCTTCCGTAAGCGGAGTCGACTCCTACAACGAAACCATTTCTACAATTATACTTTAAGAAATCTATCAGATCATTCCCTTTATATAGATATTCATTTCTAGGATATATTAAGAATTCTTGTCCTAAGAATGAAGTCTTTTCTACTTTAACGACCTTGGCTTTATTTTCTAACATATTAAGAGTTCTTTTACTAAATGGATTCTCTCCTGTGTCATCTTCCCATTTAATCATTATCTCTCTTCTTATAGTTTCAACTTCTTCACTACGTGCTTTATCGAATAACCATTCTTCATCGTATCCTAATAAATCAAATTCAAATTTAATATGGAACATAGTACTGATTCCTCTAGTATCTCTCCATCGTTCCAGTTCTTCTATAGTTTTACTAAATATATCTAAATTATTAATACCCACCTTTATATAATCATTCTGGACTCTTTCGTACATCCATTTTCCATAAGGTGTATTTAAGAATCCAGGAGTACCTAATAACCATAATCCAGAATGTAATCCAAACTCTTTAGTTCTTTTTCTTATTGTTGTCATACTTTGTACTAGAGCGGCTATAGCTTTAAAATTGAATTTAATATGAGGTATCTCATCTATAAATATAAAAGGATCTGTATTTCCCCGTCCTGCATTGTTTGCTTTATCTGGGTCAAATCCAATTACTACAGTTTTCAATTTATTATTAAATAATCTACATTCAAAATCTCTGTTCTTAGCTCCTCTGTCTACTCTTCTTTTTAACATTTGTCTTCCTTTTTTATCAGTCTTACCTAATTCAAACTGATGATATTGTAGATAAGGTGGGAGGTCATCTAAGACCTCCTTAACTTTACTCACGTTATCTTTGGCTTTATTCTCATCATAATGAATGTTAGTCATATTAAGATTCATACCACCGAAATTTATATGGTATGCTAACATAGTAGTTACAACAAATGTCTTTCCTATTTGACGGGGTGCTTCAAAGAATATATCTTGACTTCTTAACATTAACCAGATTGCTGAATAGTTTCCTATATTTAAATCGAAAGGAATTCTATTTTTATTTACTTTAACTAATACTATCTCTCTAAAGAAATACCAAGGATTTAACCTACACTCTTTATCTATCATATCTTTAACTTGATCTGATAATAAAGGATTTCTAGGATCAACACCTATTAAAGCAGGATTAAAGATCTGTAAATGTTCTGAATGATTTTTAACGCCTAGTTTCTTAAAGTAAATATACATATTATAAAAAGAATCATTCTTTGTTTTGTAATCGTAATATCTTTTTATATATGGTTCTGTCTTAACGAAGTCAAAGAGATTTTGAACATATCCAGTTTTCTTGTCTCTCCAAATACCTTCTTCTTGCGAATAATACATTACTCATCATCCTCATCTTTTTCCTCGTCTTTAAGTACTCCTCTTTTTATAAGACCATTTATAATCTTATCTTCAAAAGTTTCCTTAATTTTATCTACTACATTTAACTTTTCTTTTTCTTGTTCATTTTCTACATTATCCTCTAACACATCTTTGTTCTGGTCAACTAAATCCTCTACTACTTCATTAGTTATTTTATCTTTATCTTCTAATAAAGCTTCTTCTTCTGTAGTAGGCTCTTCTTTCTTAGTTTTACTGGACATCCATCCACCTAGTTTATTAGAACCTCCAGTACCAGTTTGTAATTCACTTATATCTTCTTGTAAAGCGTCTCCTTTAGTATTAACATATACATTGATATTATGTTCCATAGGATCTACCTTTATCTCTTTATCATTGAACTCATCTGGAATAGGAGTATAAATATATCCAAGATAGAATACAAACTTTCTTCCGTCATTTGTTACAATCATGGAATAAGGTTTACCTTTCACAGTATCAAAATAGATACTTTCTATCTCATCAAATTCTCTCACTTTATTTGTATTCTTTAAATTCCACATGAGTCTATAACAAAGAGAGACTATATGTTTCTTATCTGTAAATGGTTTCTCCTTAGGACCATATAATTCATATATACCTCTATTAATCTCATATTTCTCATAGAAAGCCATATAAGGAACACTCTCCGCATAAGGAGAATTAGTCACACGTTCTTTTTTAGTCAAATGCTTATTTTCTATCAACCAATTAAATAACGCATTAGGATCTATTCTATTGTATCCGAAATCTTTTAATAATTGATCTCCTATAGTTAAATCCTTTTTGTAACTCTTATCTAAAGCTTCAGAAACCCATTGACTACAGAAGAACTCATCATCGTCTGGATCTTTAAATCCTAACTGTCCTTTTAATGCATTCTTATAGCTGTAATGCTTTCCTTTCGTCTTTTTAAAGAAATTCATTATTTTATTTTTGTCGAAGTATTTCTCATCTAATCTAAATATAGTAACTAAATCATCTGGATTCAATTCATATTCATTTACTCCAGTTTTAGTTAATGCAGAGTATCTTTTGTTATTAATAACTATGTCTACATGACTATAAGGACCTCTAGTTACAGCTGATATTACTCTACCATATCCTGTAGCTCCTTTAGTGAATGAAAGATATATAGCATCTCTTTTGAAATTAAACTTAGTATCTTTCACTCTCCAAAAATGATATTCAGATGATTCACTTAACCCCATTCCAATATAATCATCAAAACTTTCAGAATGGGGATTTATTTTTTTCCTGGTTCAGTTTTAACTACTTCTAGTCCTTTCAGATTGAACATTAAGTTTTTCTTCATCCATTCAGCTTCAGATTTATTAGCTTTCTTAGACTTATCTAAAATATCAGCATTAACAGCAGAAAGTTTATCGTAAGATGCTTTATCTATTTTTCCTTTTTTTGCCATTGTGTTATTTAATTTTTTAACAGCTTTAGCAGCTATTATTTTTAATACACCAGCATTGAGTTTTTGTACTCCACTCATTATACCTTTCAATATATTAGCTTCTCCTGATGCTGCTAAGTCTATATTTATTTTCATTTCAGAAAAATGTAATCCTTCATCTATTGTAAGAGGAAGATTTTCATATCCTGTTAATAAATCTCTCCATTTTTCATGTCTTAAATTAGATCTTCTTCTAGCTTTTCTCATATAAGATACTGCTCTTTTTCCAGTACCTATTGTCGCACTGTTTAATTTGTTTAATCCTCTTTCTAGAGGTGACATCGGATACAAGTGAGGGAATCCTAATCCAATTATAGTTCTTATTCCATAAATGAATTTTCCTCCGTCTCTCCATAAGTTTATAACAGTTTCTTCTGCTAGAGCTGTTATATTGAGGAATAGACCCTTTATAATCTTAGCTATAGTTGATTCAAATTTAACATATACTGTCTTACTATTTTCTTTTAAAGAATTCAAAGCTCCAGTACTGTTATCTTTACCATTAACTTTATCTGCTACATTATAAGGATTTATTTCTCCAAATGATAGATATTCACCGTATCCAATAACAGGTATTCCTAAAGATTCGCTTACAGCTATATCTTGAGGAGTATATAGATCGAAGTTAGCTATATCAAAGGATACATTGTTAATCTCTTCTTCTAGACTATCGAATTCATTTATTCCTCCGTTTTTATGCATGTTTATTCTAACTCTAGATTCCATACATTTCTTTTGTAATTCTCTACATTCATTTATTAGATTCTGTCTTGTATCTTCAGTATCCATAGTTTCTATTCTGTTCTTTATATTATCTAAAGATAATGCTATATCTTTATACAGAAATACTTTAAGATTATCATTATTAATTAGTAATCCAGTTTCTGGACTCTCTACAACTGCAGGTGGTTCCGATACTACATCTGTAATATAATTACCTATAGCTTGTCCTCCTACTAAGAAATTTTCTCCATAACTAGTTAAAGGACCTGGTCTATATAATTTATTAATTTCTTGATTAAATACTATATTAAATAGACTTCTATTATAATTGTTAGCACCACTAAATCTTATCCAAGGTTCTGTTCTATTATCAGTATACAGAGATTGATTACTCATTTGAACTGTACTCATTTTTTCTAAAGTATTTATAGCTAAAGCTGTACCTAATCCGAAAGAATACTCAGAATTAAATCTAGTAACTAATCTTTCTAATCCACTAATCATATAAGAAGGTGGATATAAATTAGCATTAGCCATTAAATTGAATAAGCTATCTAAGAATCTCTTATATCCTGGAGTAAGACCTCTGTATTTGAAATCAAATAATAAAAGACCGATTATATAACCGAATCCACAATCTTCATTGAGTATCTTATTCAATATATCTGGTCTAACAGTATTAAAGTAAGAATAGAAAGCTTCATAGTTATCATATACCATTCTACTATTTCTATTATTGAGTAATCTAACATTTATTTTTCTAATAAATGTATCTTTTAGTAATTGGAACTTATTTTCTGGGTAATAATCATCTAAGAATTTAATTAGAGATTTATTAATAAAGATGGTTATAGGAATTATTTCTCTTCTTTCTCTTTCTTGACGATATATTCCGTCTCCATTATTGAAGAATTCATTTAATGGTATGAAGGAGTTACTTTCACCTTCCATATGAGAATCATATATCGTTATTTCTTTTTCTAATAACTCATGTAAAGATATTTTACGTTTATTAGGATTTCCGTCTACACCTCTACTATATATTATGTCGAATGATCTTCCTAGAGTTGGGTGAACATCATCTCCAATTACATAAAAAGGTCTCATATCATGAGATACAGATTTAACATCGAGGTTACTGAGATTTCCTGTTAAGTCTCCTTGGATCTTAAAATCCAAAGACTCGTACATTTTCTCTCTTTTTAATTTTATCATTTGTTTTCCTCCTTTAAATAAAATATGGTCTCTTTTTGAGACCTAAAATCTACTTGTTTATTAATTTAAGCTACTGAGATTTATTAAACATAAGATACACATCTGTTCGATATTTAGACTCTGGACCTTCCTTATTATATGAAAACACACTGGGTATACAAATATATAGAAAGGAGAAATACATGCATGTACCTATTATAGATAGATTAGCCATCGAAAGTTATTTTAACGCTATAGCTCAAAATAGAGAAATTCTCACTGATAAAGGAATAGAGAAGGATGGAAAATTAATATCACTTACTAAGAAACTAGAAAATGAAAATGATATTATTAAAACTCTACATGGGATATGTAGTGATTTAAAAGCTGATCTTATATTAAGAAAAGATATTATAAAGGATGAAAATAAACTTACTATTGAGGGTATATTTAATGGATTTAGATTAACTAAGATTTTTTTTAATGCAAAAGATTCTACTACTGATATCATAGGACAATTAGTATTAAATTTATATTGTGTAGATTTATATATTGAAGTATCTACATCTAGAGTAAAATGTAGAATACCTATCTATTTCCATTTAATAGACGATAATGGTATTCCGTCTATTCTCTTAATAGATTCTTCTATAAAATTATCTAATGGATACAGTGATGAATTTAACTGCAAAACTATACCACTCTCTGGTAATCTTATGACTGATATCTTAGATTACGTTAGTGACAGTTATTTAACTGTACAAGATTGTCTGTTGATAGAAACTTATAATAAGTTTGCTCACTACGATATGATAGAAGTAAACGACATGTCTAGAACAAACCTGGAGAAAATAATAAAGGTGAATAATTCTTTTTCTAATACTGATTTTGATGTATTTTTTCAAAAAGAATTCTTCAGTCTTCCTATATTAAAATTCTCTGATGTTATAGAGGAGTCTTTAAATATAGACAAGATTCTCTGTATAAACGAATACAGAAGTTTAGATGCAACTGACTTTAATACTTATAGGTCATCTGAAGGAAGATTAAAAGCCGTTGTTCTGGTTACACCAAAATCTGCTAGAATATTAATAGACGTATTTGGAGATACCGATTCATGGAATTATGCAGTTAACGGAAGAATATTTTCTGTTATAGGAGATAAGTATGTAGAGAATGATGAAGGAGGATATGATTTAACTCTGGAGTTACAAGCTGAGGGAGAGGAATATCTACATAGAATAGGTGGATTAGAAATGAGACCATTTTATGAAGCATCATCTTTTGAAGATACAGCTCTAGCTAAAACAGACAAAGCTGTTAGACAAGCTATAAAAAATTGTAAGAAAATAAAAAGACAAGGAGAAAACACTCTCAAAAATATAAATGACCAAATAGACTATGTCTCTACTGTTATTAATCATTTTGATAGAGCTTTTCAAGTTCTTATTTCCAGTATAGCTACTGTAGGAGCAACTACGTTCTTTGGACCATTAGTTGGTGTTTTAGTTGGTTATATAGTTTTAACTACTAAGAAGTGTAAAAACTTTCCAGAGAAGAAAAAAGAACTTATTAAAATTTATAATAAGCATATTGATATTTTAGAGAAAGCAGAAACAGAAGCTAAAGCTGTTAACGATATGAAGAAAGCTTTACAAGCAAAGAAAGCTAGAGTATTATATGAGACAAGAGTAGAGAAACTAAATATAGAAGGAATAAGAAGAAAGAAATTAGACAAATAAAGGAGAGTAAAATGGAATTAGAAAAAGATAAACTTTATATGTGTTTCCATAGACCTAAAGGATTTGTAGGTCATATGATATCTTTATGGACATTAGGTATATACTGTCATTGTGAATTTATATACAATGGAGAAGTATATTTAGCTAATCCACCTAAAGTTATGAAGAAAAAATATACATATGATCCTTATTTTCATGATATTTATGAATTATCTTCTAGAGTAAATGTAGATAAGGTATTAGAATTCTTTAACATGACTGAAGGTATGGAGTACGATATGAAAGGTATAGGACAAGGACAAGCTCTATACTGGATGAACAACCATGCAGAAGATAAATATTTCTGTAGTGAATGGGCTATGAATGCTTTAGATTACTCGTTAGATTATATTTTCAGATATAGAGGTAAAACAGTTCCAGAAAGTGATAGAACGTTTTATTATAAGTTCAATCCAGCGAGATTGTACAAATACTTATTAAAGGAAAATATAATATTGAATGAGGTGAAGTAGAATGGAAAAGGAAAGAGTAGAAAAGAAACAAGGAGCTGTAAAAAATAACAAGAAACAAGGAAAGAAGTTTGTCCCACATAAGACTGATAAAAAACCTGTGAGACATAACTTTATTAAAAAGATACCACATATATCACAGAGAGATGTTGATATGATATATGATGCGGCAGAAAAACAGGTATCTACCATATTTGATAAATGTACACTTATGTGTGTGAAACTACAAAGTGGATTTATTTTAACTACGTCTTCAGCATGTGTATCTCCTGAGAATTACAACTTGGAAGAAGGTACTAAAATATGTGAACAGAAAATAAAAGATCAAATATGGATGCTAGAAGGATATTTACTACAAAATGATGTAGAAATATATAGAAATAAAGGAGGTAACAAAAATGGGAAAAGTAATTCTTAATATAGGACATGGAGGTATTAAACATGATCCAGGTGCTTGTGCTAATGGATTCAAAGAACACTTCTGGAATAAAGAGTTTGTGGAAGACTATTTAGTTCCTATATTAAAGGAAAGAGATATTAAGTATGAAATAGTTATACAAGATACATTTCCTACATTAGCTTCTAAAATAAACAAAATATCTTCTAAAGGAGATTTTATATTATCATTTCATCTTAACTCAGCTTCTCCTGAAGCTCATGGTACAGAGATGCTTTACTATACTAATTCTAGTAATAGTAAGAAATTAGCACAAATATTCCAGAAAGCAGCTTTAGAAGCCACAGGGTTAAGAGATAGAGAAATAAAACCTAAAACTTTAGCAGATAGAGGAGGTTCTCTTTTAGTTAGAACCAACTGTCCTTGTATTATACTAGAAACTGGTTTCGTTTCTAATGTACATGATATGGAAGTTTTAGAAGAAAAGAAAAAAGATTTAGCAGTAGCCTATGCTGATGCTATAGAAGAATATTTTAAAGTATTATAAGGAGTGATTAAAATGGACGAACAAAGTAAATTAGCAAAGAATATAGTTGTAGCTAAAACTTTAGAATTTGCAAGAAAGAGAATATTAGAAGAAGAAATACAAAAAGGTGCTAAATTAGGAGTAGAGAAATTTGAAGCTGTTACTAAAGATTTTTTTGCTGGTGTTAAGAAGTTTATTACTGAATGTAAGAAAACAGACAATGAACTTATACCTAATGAATTAGAAGAATTCGGTGAAGAATTAATCTCTGATTTAGTAGATCAGGTTGAAGCTAAAGTTAATCTTAAAAATATAATAGAGGGAATATTAGGACAAGAAAAGAAAGTTCTTAATATATAATTCTAATTGGAGGAAGTATGGAATTATTTGATCTTATAATAAAGAATAGTAATTTAAAAGCTTTCTCTGAAGCAAACGACATGGGTATTCCTGACGGAAACTTAAATGATCCAAATAATGTTGGTTTTGAGGGTGGTGATGAGCCCCCTCAAGCCGACACCTATGTTGATGACGGAGGAGGAGGTTACGAAGATACTGGATATCAAGATGATACATATCAGTATGATGATACAGGAGATATGCCTGGGGAACCTAATGATCCATTTGCCGATGTTGATGACTCCGAAATATCGTTAGTGCAAGATTTAAGAGAGAATTACGCTAAATTGTATAATAATCAATACAGTGCTTATCAAAAGTTTCAATCAGAAAATCTAGATAGTACTGAATTTAGCAAAGAGTTTGATACTCTCAAGAAACAGTACAAAACAACATTGAATTTATTATACAAGTACATAGAAACTAAGTATAACAACGAAAGTACGACTACAAGAATTATGGAGTTTATAAATTTTAAAGAGCAGTTTTCTGTTCTTGCAAAGACTTGTAATCGTCTTTTAGATAAGCTTAATTCTAAAGAAGATACTAATAGTGTCTTTATGTAATTCTTGTGAAATAACGATATTAACAAAAATGTTATAAGTTATTAATTAATCACTTATATTTTTAATACAAAGGAGGAAATAACAAATGGCAAGAAAAGAAAACAATACTGCTTCTCAGAAATATCTTGATGAGAAGAACTTAAAAGCCATTATAGCATTTAATAACTCTCTAGACACATATTCTAGAAGTACATTTGGAAAAACTTCTAAACAATCAATGTCTGGAATCAGTGCTGCTGAAAAGAGAGCTTTCGCAGAACATGCTGCTAATTCATTATTTGCTAACGCTATAGCTAAAGTTGGAGCTGGAGAAAACGGAAATTATCTTACTACTGAAGGTGTGGCTAATATTTCTCAAGCTTCTATATTGAGAGAGATGAAGGGAGAGTACAAAGGTAGATGCGAAAATAACATGTTAGCTGGACAGGCTATAGGAAATGTTACTACTGCTATATCTTCTTTCCAGAATCTACAATCAGTACTATTATACCCTGGTGTAGTAATGGCTACTTATAATAAGATTATGAAAACAACGGTAGAAAAGAAATTATTCTACGATAGAATGTATGATGTACCTTATTTAGTATCTCATACAGGAAAAAGATACGATTACTATGGAACTTTAAGAGATTCACAAGCTCTTTCTGAAATAATGGGACAAGCTTCTGCAACTGCTGAAGTAAAAATGCCTGTTAACAATAGTTTCGTAGAAAACGTAACAGGAACTCCTGCAACAACTGGAGCAAAAGCCAACTTGGTAGATTCATACAACCATGGAAAAGATACTCCTATAAATGGACCAAGAAACTTCTTAAACCGTGGAGTAGAAATCGTATCAATCGATTATGACGGAACTGAAAAAGCTGTACAATTTATATCTAATGGAAATCAAACTCAGTCAGGACAAGTTAATGATGTTGTAGCAACTATAGCATTGAAACTTTCTGATAGAAAGAATGCAGCTGCTGAACCTATAAGAATAAATGGAGTAGTAAATGCTAATGGAGATGTAGATGTATTATGTACAGACCCTAAAGTTAAATCAATTACTTTCAAATTCGTTCTTCCAGCAATAGGAATGCAAAGAGCAGCTACTATTGGAAGACAAAAATCTCCAATAAGATTCTTCATCCAGAAAGATGAAAGATTGTATACTACTATCAATGATCAGTATATACAAGATGGAGATATCATGATAGATGATGACTTGATTGAGTTATTCAATAGAGACGTTATTACAATAGCAAACCAATGGAAAGATGATTATACAATCAGACAGTACATTGCAAACCATAAAGCTAATATGGCTAAAGCTAACCAAGCAACAAATGATTTCGTTAACACAGAAACTGTATTGAATAGATATGCTTTCTATGTAAAAGGAAATGTTGAAATAAATAACTTGATGACTTCACCAGCAGTTGTAGGTACAACAGGGTTCTTGAAAACTCACAACGACATGTTGGCAAATGAAATCTTTAAAGTAACTAATGAAATAGTAAGAGAAATTCAACCACAAGAAAAGAATTTCGTTATAGTTTCATCTTCTCAAGGTGGACAATGGATTTCTGATATTAATGGAAATAATGTTACTCAATTTAATATGGTTGCTGATGGAGGAGACGGTACAATAGCTGGTCTTGCTACTCCATTCGTATTGAATAAGATTAACATTAATAACATGTATTCAGGATGGTTCGTTGCTACAGACAGATTAGAATCAGAAAGAAAAGAAGTAGATGCACCAGCATTTGGAGCAGGAGCTAAAGGATATGGATATATCCATAATTATACTATCTTACCAAGATTTGAAGAATCTAAAGACAGCATGATCTTCTTATCAGGTCCTGAAATGTTCACAAGAGGTACTTCAACTCCAGAATTTACTAACTACGAAGCAATTAACTTCGAATTCAGATGGGATATTGCTTGTATTAATAAAACTATTGGAGAAATCGTAATGACTGAAGCACCTATGCAGAAGAAATAGTAATTAACAAATAAATAATACCACAATAATAAATAGGAGGAAAATAAAAATGGCAAAGAAAAATATGAATATATACGACTTCCTTAATAAAGAATACGGAATCGTAGCTAGTGCCGAGTCAGTATTAATGAATACTGGAACAAAATCTGTTACTAGTGCAGAATATAGAAAACCAGTAAATGCATTCGCATTAGGAGAAGCACTTGGTTACATCATGTCTGATCCATATAAGCAACATGCACAAGCTGTAACATTAACTGCGGCTGGAGAATCTTTAGCAAGAGGATATGGAGAATTATCTGCATCTGAATTGAAAGATAAAGTAGTAGACGGAGCCAAAGATGCATGGAAATCATTCTTAGCATTAATAGATAAATTGATAGAAGTTATCAAACAATTTATCAGAGGTCTTTTCGATAAAGAAAAGAAATTAGGTGATGTTTCTGCTAAATTGAAAACTATGCTTAAGAGAAATATCGGGGATTCTAGTAAAATAGATATCGAGAAGACTCTAAAAATAGCATTTGTGAATCCAGCTATATTTGGATATATTCCATCAGATAAAGACGGAAACTTAAATGCTGATGAAATAAGAGAAATTGTAAAAGCTTACGGAGGAGAAGGGAGACAAAATATCGCTGATAATGATGTAGATGGACGTAATTACAGTTATATGCAACAAATGTTAGCTACATTCTTAAACTCAGGAACAGCTATAAATAATGCTAGAAGTGACTCATCTACATTATCAACTTTCTTAACTTCTGTATACAATATAGCTAAAAATATATCAGCTAAAGCAGGTTCTGCATCTAATTCTTCTGTAACTAATATTTCCGAAGTAGCTAGAAGAACTTATAATGATGGAAAATATTCTGAGACAGCTAGAGACGGAGCTTCAACTGTAACAGATGAATCTATAGAAAATATTCCAGTAGATAGATATAAAGAAGATTGGAATAAAGTTATAGAATTTTTTGAAGACAATGTTAAAGAAATAAAGAGAAGCTTAGGAAGATCAGATAAAGGATCTATAGAAAAACACACTGATAATGAAATCGAAGGTATTCTGGTTGATACTATGAATAAAAGTAGAGGAGATGCCGGAGTATTAGATAAATTATTGAGATGGTATAAAAAGATCGTCGATGGTCTTAAAAATATAAAGATCAATAAAAAGTTAGAAGATTTAATTAAAGGTTTAGGAAGACTTAAGAGAGCTATAATCAAAAATAAAGATAACGAGTATGGAAGTAAATTAGCTCAATTAGGAAGAGTAGCTGTTAATAAGTTCACTATACTTATTACTAAAACTATCTCTCTTTCTAATAAAGTTTACGCAACTTTATTCAAAGCTATAGCTATCAACATGAAATCAGCTCAACTGATCTCAGCTAAAAGTTCTAGAAAGAATAGCAACAGTGATCTTGGTGCAGATGGTATCAAAAATAGATATCAATAATCATAATATAAATTCCTCTCCCGAAAGGGAGAGGACATTATCTTTTTTTGACTATATATCATTTCTTTGATAACTCAAATAAAAAAAAAGGAGAAGTGATAATTATGCGAATTAATGAAAGAGTATTTATGTTAAGACAGGAGTTCTTTACTCCTGGAAGAGAAATGTTTGAGGTTAACAGATTTGTTAACGAGATAATAGTCAAAGCTGCTGAAGGAAAAAAACCTACAAATGAGGATGTATTAAAGAAATTTATAGAATATATATCTTCAATAGGTACTGATAGACTACAGAATCTATCTTATATCTTCGTAGATGAAGTTAAAGAAATTAGAAGATCTATAAGCACTTTAACTTCTAATAATAACCCTATATCTAAGAATGACTTCAAATGGATCTCTTCAGCTTATGAAGTATTGGTATCTAAAGAGTACTTAAGTAAAGATGATAATGCTTCTGATGTTAACCATATAAAGAATAATCTTAATGTAGTACTATTAACATTGAAGGATTTCTTTAATGGAATTAAATTCGTTAAAGATTTTAGAGATCAGATGGAGTATGTTATCTATATGATTAGAATGTCATCTGTTTTAGGTGATATCTATTATAAATTCCAATCTAAAATAGCGGAAATTGAAAAGAAAAGAAAAGTTCTAGATTCAGAATTAAGTCTAGGGTTATCACCAGATGGTAAGACTTTAATGATGAAATCTAGAATGGTAGAAGGTGATGAAGAAAATAAAAGTAGCGTATCATTTATTCAACCTGTGGAAACCGAAGAAGATACTAAATATGATAAAAAATATTTAGACGATCTAAAAAGTAGGTTGATAGATGGTATAACTGTCAAGACTTCTGCTCCGTATGCAGGATTTTCATTCAGTATAGGAAATATAAACCAGAACAAAAATCAGAATAGTTATATTCCTATAAATGGAATAGTGAATCCAGAAATACTACAACAAAATCAAAATCAACAACAGGTTCAACAACAGCCTGTGACAATAACATTGAAGAAATAAAAAAAATAAGGAGGAAAATAATTATGAACGATCCCTGTAATTTCTATTCAGGAACTGGAGAACATAGAGATAGAGTGAGAAAGATATTATCAAAAGTTAACGAGCTCGAAAATCAAAATAAAAGAATACTCGAAAAACTAGATCAGTTAATAAGAAAAGTGGAAAGATTAGAAAGAAATAAATAATACAGGAGTCCTTATAAGGACTCTTTTTTTTATTTAATTCTACTTATATAATATATAAGTAGATAAGATATGGATGAGACATTTCTCTATAAACACTAGGTCCATATCATTAGGGAGGAAAGAATATGTTAAGAAATATCATAATAAATAAAGGTCAATTTTGTAATATAATACTAGTCGATGGAGAGTTAGTAGGAACCTTCTTCACATATGAAGACGAGGAAGATGGTGAACTTATGATATCGGGGGAATTCTTCTCCAAAAGATACGGTGATTACAAATTTGAATTATCGTATACTAGAAAAAAAATAATAGGAGGTATAGAAGAAATAAATTTAGACGAATACCTATTCAATTTAAATCTAGGAGGAACATCTATACTAAATGATATCTTCAATTTCGTAAAAGATAACGAAATGAGTTAGCCATCTAGACTGACTCATTTTTTTTTCGTTTAAAAAGTAACAAAAACACTCGTATATTAATATTTAAAGGAGGATATCGATGTTTAACAGTGAAGATTTCGTTAATGCTGATGTATTTATAAAGTCATCTTTCATGGGTACTAACCATATGGTAGCTCTAGCTGAAAGTGAAAAATTACCTATAGATAGATCCATAGAAGAAAGTGATGAAACTGAGAAATTACTAATACCTAATTCTATTATTCTAATTAGTAACTACTTAGAATTACTTAAGCATTATGATAAAGAATTATCCACGATAAATGAATTAGCAGTTGATGATGAATACACTGAAAATATTCCGTGTATCAAAAATATTGAGTGTAAATATGTACTCAATGAATTGGAAAATGAATTACCAAAAGATTCTGAGGAATTCTATTTACCAAACTCTTGTAAAGAAAGACTAAGAGATATACCTGAAGATATAATAGTGGATGTATCTTCTAAGATAAAGTATCTAATTCCTAGTAGTGATAGTACTGATACAGTGGTACCATACGATATTAAGTCATCATATGATAAGATAGAAGGTATATTAGAAAAGGAAAGATCTATTAATAATCTTAATAATTTATTATCTTCTATTAAGAATACTATATCTAAGAATGAATACTTTAGTGACAAGTTACTACATATTTTATCACACATACCTGCATCTGCTACATCTGAAGGAATGAAATGTTTTTTAGTATATCTAGCGTCTAATATAGGACTTCAAATAAGAGTAATTAATAATAGTATTCAATTACTACAGTATATGAGAAATAGAATACAGAGAGGAGTGATTAAGTAATGAGTACATTATTAGAACAAATGGGATACCAAGGAGAGAATAATAAATGTAACCCAATAACAGCTATGTCTGAACAAGCTCTTCTTTTGTCAGATATAATGATGGATGCTATAAATGATTCCATTAATGATGATATAATAAATAGAGTATTTGCTGAAGGATACGATCCTTTTGCTGAAGGAATGTTTTCTGGAGTTAATTCTGTAGCCGCAGATATCAAAAGAGGTATCTCAAATGGAATGGGAATGATAAAGGAATTATTTAAGAAAGCTATACAAATGATTAAGAATATATTGCGTGATTTTCTTAACCAGGAAAAACAATTGTACAAATTGATACAAGATATGAAGAATGCTCTAAGAGATAGAACTCGTAATGTTAGAGATCCTAAAAGAACTATGAAGATAATAACTTATGAGTCTTTAGCTGAAGCTAGTATTCCTATAAATGGAGCACCTCCTAAAAGTTATACGGAAGCTATCTTATTTATTTGTGGTTTGTTAGACCAAGCATCTGCTGGAGCACAAGGACAAGATACATCTCAGGGAGCTAAACAGTTATCTCAAAAAAGAAGTATACAGCAAGTTATAAAGGACTGGATTCATAACTGGTTCGAATCTGTTAAGAGACTAGCTAAACCTTGGAAGAAACAGACTCAACAAGGAGGAACACAAAATCAATATGATTTTGCTCATGCTGAGAAAACTGTTACAAAGTTAATAGAACTCCAGATAAGAGGAGAAGAAAGTCAGACTAATAAAGAATGGATGTTATATTTAAATGAGATGGCTAAAGCGGTAGATAGCCATGCTAAATCTTATATGGATGTAACTCCAGATGCTATTGGGTCTTTAGCTCGTATGTTAGCAGCTTACGGATTACAAAGTGATGCTTTCAATGATAAGAAAGATTCTAAAGTACAAGTACAGGATTTCAATGCTGTTCAATTAGAAAAGAAAAATGTAGATGCTAATACAGCTTATGAAGTTACTAGAGGTTTATTAAATGATTTCATAGATCTCTATGTTAACCTTAATAGAAGAAAACTATCTAGAAGCTTTAAGAATAAAGAAATGAAGTTACAACAAATGATGACTAAACTAGATAGATTAGTTGATAGAAAAAATGACGGTAATGCTAATAGAAACTTTAACCAGAGTGGAACAGAATTAGTTAACCAAGGAAAAACTATGACAGAAAAATCTCTAGGTGCTGGAGCTTCTTATAATGAGATAATGAGAGAAGTACACGATTATATGAGTGAGGCTTTTGGAGAAGAAAGTCTGTTTGGTAATAATAATGGAACTACTAATGCGAATACACAACCTGCTCAACAAAGTACTGCTAATAACGCTAATAATAATGAATATGGTGGTACTGATACTACAGCTGGAGATGATCCATCTAATACTAGTAATTTAGTTCCTTACGTAAAATCTTATATAGTTAACTTCTCACAAGGAACTATGCATTGTGCTATGTTCTACAATGCTGTACTTAAGAAATGGAACTATGCTGTTAAAGAAACATTGGTAGCATATTATGCTCTAACAACTGGGTCTGGAAATAATAATAAGAAAACTGATGATGTACAAGTACCACAAAATAATAAAGCTAATAATAACCAAGGTAATAATGAAGAAATACCTACTGGGAAACTTTAATAAGAAAGGAGAGTAAGATGAGAATATTAGCAACAACAACTGGTTACATACCGGCTAGGGAGAACTTTGAATTAACTGAGGATTTAGGAAAGAAGTTAGAACATGGAGCAGCGTTTATAGAATTTATAGTAGAAATTATTACATTAGATGATAATGTTCCTACTAGGAATAATGTGATATATCCGCTATCAGAAATGAAGATTGCCGTTGAAAGAGAAAGATTAAGACAGATGCTTAATACTGGTGTATTTCTTTCTGAATTAGAACATCCTGATGATCCAGAAGATCTATTGAGATGGACTAAAGTAGACAGAAAGAATGTACATTCTAGATTTACTAATATATGGTTTGAAGGTAATAAGTTAATGGGAAAAGTAAGAACTGTTCCAGGAAATGGAAACCTGATGGCAAAAGCTATACTTAATGGAGAATTACCATCTTTCAGTATCCGTGTTATAGGAAAACCTACTAAACGTGAAGATGGTGTAATTGTATTACATGATATACATCTTATAGCAGTTGACTGGGTTACTTATCCAGGAAATCCTACATCATATGTTAAATCAAGTGATGTATATAAATTAGTAGAAAGTCCTATTACAAAAGGATTCCAATATCCATTACTTAAAGCGTCTGGAGAAGCTTCTCCTATATTAAGAGAAATGGGTATAACAGAGGATTTAGTTTCTGTAGGAAAAGGAGTTTACGCTACTATAAATGACGAATATATTTCCTCAATGGAGAGTGTTAGAATAAGAAATAATATTAGGAATAACGCTCTATAGGAGGTGCTAAATGAATATAAATAAATTGATTTCTAGAATAAAGGATGATCTAGGTCTTAAGAAGTTTTTAAAATTGAATTATTCTGATAAAGAGATATATGATATTTTGAAAAGACACGCTTTTGAAGAATGGTCTCATTACTTTAAATTCCAAATAATGTTCAGAGATGTTCAGATGACACCAGAGGATAAAATAGAGACTTCTTTATATAATATTCCTTATGAAGTGATGAGTCCTATAAGACGATCTGGATTAGAAATAATAGATGTTAAAGCTAGACCTACCAGTAACTTATTTGGTAATACAACTTATGGATCTTATATGAGTATGTATAGTGACTTTATGGATTTAGACTCCGCTTATACAGGAAATGTAGCTACTAGACAAATAGGTGGGATGGATATGTTCATGAACTATCTTCATGCTTCTTATTATGAGAAACCAAATAGAATAAGATTTAATTATGATACAGGAATTAATGGACAAGACATGTCTTATGAGTTTAGAGTATACGTTAGTCAACCAGCCAACATGTTAGCGATAAGTGAAACAAGAGAGCATGATTTTTATGAGTTATGTAAACTGAATGTGATGGCTATATTATATAATAATGAAGCTAAGTATATAGAGAGTATATCATCAGGATTGGGTAATTTAAATTTAAAACTAGAAGATTGGGCTAATGCTTCTTCCAAGAAGGAAGAGTTACTAAAAGTTCTACAAGGTTATTCAACATTAGAACAATCTGTGAGTATAGTGATGTAATATGTTAGACATTAAGATGTTTAAGAATGCTTATTTCTTCTATACCCTTATTTTATC